CCGATGCAAAATCTTATTATTTAGCTATAACTTATTGATATATTGAATTATATATACAAGCAACAAAACACACAGCAACAAAGTAGCAACAAATATGAGCAAAGGCTATTTTCCGCCTTGTTGCTCGCATACGCAAAGATAGAAAATTCGGTGTATTCGGCAAAGCATATCGTCGGTGGTAATTTCGCCTGTTATGTCGCCGGGGTGGTGGATGTTCTCACGCAAAACGGGAGAGATGAAAGCTCCCCCGTTATTTTTCTCGAATACGCCCGACACGGCGTTTTCTTTTGTTCCTGCTGTAACTTATTGTCTGACGAATGACAGCCCCACAGTGGCGTTTATTCGCCGCTGTTCTGCTGGACGAGTTTGCTGTCAAGCAGTTCAACCGTATAGATGTCAATTTTCATATACTCGTTCCCGGCGAGCGTTTCCTTTGATATGCGCTGCCGCAGATCGTCCGGCATAACGCTTTTGTACTTCTGAAAGAAATCCTCGACCCGGACAATCCTTGTGGACTTCGCCATAGCCTTTCCTTTCTTTGTCGCCGTCTTTATTATCAACGCAATGCCGACAACGGCGCAGATGATTATTAAAAGTTCTGTTGCTGTCATAATCATAGGAATTTGGATGCCGCCGCTGTCAGTTGGTCGGCATAGTTATAAATATCATCAATGCTCTCTATCTTGTTATGCTGTTCCTTTTTGTTCTCGTCAAGGAACGTCAGGCGTTTGTTGGTCGCTGAATCAAGGTACAGGCGGCACACGGTCTTTCGGTTGTTTTTGTCTATGAATACGGCGAAATAGGTCTGTGCATCCCGGTAGGTTATGCGGTCTGCCTGGATAGTGTGCCTGAGTATGGACTTGATGATGTAGAACGCTTCCAATTCTTCTTCTGTCGTTACAATCTTCGGCTCGTCCTCCTTAACCTCTTTCGCCTGTTCCTGTTTCGGTGTCGGTTCGGCTGCTTTGCCTGTGCTATTATCGTTTTCCTTAATGGCAGCTTTTAGGCGTTCCGAAATAATATCGTTGATGTAGTTCCCGATAGTCCGTTTTATAAGCCCGGTAAACTGTTCAAGGATTTTGGGCGTGAATACTCCGTCGTACACCTGTTTCCCGAAGTATTTGACGAAATCGGGAGTAGGAGAGGAAAACTCCCTGCCTATGGCTGTTTTAAGCTCGCCCATGTATTTAAGCTCGCTTGCAGAACTCAAAATCTCGTTTATGTCGAAATACGACTTGTGGAATTTTTTAAGTTCCTCAATCTGCGCATCTTTGAGGTCGAGCAGGTTCACTTCCAAAAACGGTTTCCCGTCCATCTTGTTTGGCTCTGCGAGGTCTGTGTAGAACCTGTATATTATCCCGTTTGTCAGGACACCGAATTTGGCTTTTGACACGTTGAAATATCGGAGCAATTGGTTGTCGTGCAGGTTAAGGTCTTGCGCCCAATGCTTGCACTCTATCAGGATAACCGGCTCGCCGTCTTTCATTATCGCATAGTCGATTTTCTCGCCTTTCTTCGTGCCGATGTCGCAGCACATTTCCGGCAACACCTCCAAAGGGTTAAACACGTCATATCCGAGGGCGTTTATGAACGGCATAATCAAAGCCGTTTTCGTCGCTTCCTCTGTTTGCAGGTTGTCTTTCAGGTTTTCGATGCGTTCTGAAATCTGCCTTATTGAGTCTTTGAAATCCATATATCTGTTATTTAACGGTTTATCCATATCTGATAGTGTCGCCGTTGTTCGCAGATAGGCACACAAAAACGTGGGCATTCCTACCGGGTCAAGAGGTATCGCCAAACACCTGACAGCCCACAAGGAAAATGCCCACGTATATGACGTGGGCATTCACCATTGCTTTTAAGGCTGTCTTTGAAATTTTGGCGATTTTCTTGACCCTCAAAACAATAGCAAACGCTATATTTTCAATATGTCGCTCCAAAGGTACTGAAATATATCATATTTACGACAGAATTTCTGAAAAAAGTTTCGATTTATACTAACGAAGCTATACGTTTGATTATAGACCAAATGCCTTTCCTGTACGTGATTACGATAACGAGCAGGGCGACCCAAAAGCCGTACATCTGTGTTCTCTGCCACCAAGTAAGCTCACGTTCCACCTCAACCTCTACCGTTTCATATACCGTTCTATCTTTGTACTTGTAAACAATGCTGTCGTTCCGCTCGACAGGCGTTTGTACTTCTTTGGGGATTTCCTGCGGCTTGGTTTTCAAGTCATGGTACAGCGACCCGTCCGTGTTTATCCGGGCATCAGACGTGGCATAGTCGTTTTCAAGGTGGCTTGTGCTGTCACGTGTTGTCCGCTCCGCTGTCTGTGCCGGAATTTCGAGGTACACTGTATCGGGTACATAGACGATTTCCTTGCGTACTTCTACCCGTGTACTGTCCTGCTGTTGCTGTGTTTTCGCAAGGTGCTTTCCGGGCGAGCAGCCCCCGACAAGGAGGACTGCCGCCATGATTAAGAATATAGACCGTTTCATTTCGTTGCGCTGTTAATGTATTCGACAATTCCGTTTACGTGCAAATCGACGATAGTCTGTTTGCCCGTTTCGCTCAAAAGGTACTCGACATCTTCCCGGTTGTCTTGAAACAGGTTCTCGGTCAGAACCGCCGGGCAAACCGTGTGCTTCAAGATATACAGGTGTCCCTCCTTGTCGGGGTCGCCGTCCGTCTCGTCTTTACGCAGCTTGAACCCGGCTCTCCCTGCCGCCTTGTACAAACAGGTTGCCAGCTTGTCGGCTTTTGTGTTCCCGACACTCGTCCAAGCCTCCCAACCCCGTGCGCTCATCCAAGAACCGTTCCCTGCGGCGTTGCAATGGATTGATACAAGGATAACATCTTGTGCCCCGTACTTGTTAGCCCGACGGCATCTCTCGCCCAATGATACGTCGTTTTCCTCCGGCGTAATCCTTACGGCATCCATGCCACGGGCTTTTAACGCCTGTTCAAGCCTTGCCGCAATTTCACGGGTATAGGCATACTCCCTCAATCTTCCGTCCGGCGACCGCTTCCCTGCGGTGTCCTTTCCGTGTCCGTTGTCAATCAATACTACCATAAGTCAATCCTCCATAGTTTTACAGGCAACCGATGATTATACCGACCAAATCGCACAGCAGGTCTTTCTTGTCGAATGTTCCCCTGCCGAGCCATTTGTCCCATACAAACTCCTTCGCCAAGCCGATAACGACTGTTGCAATAATTGCAACCCACAGCGGCAGTACGATGTCAATAACGCTCACGAGGACGATGCAGCAGAGAATATGCAGCAGTCCGTCCTGTCCGATGTAGTTCAAGATTTTCTCTTTCATTTTGAAACCTCCTCTTTGTTTATTGGTTTAACATTATCTCTTTTTCTTTCGCTTAAAGCCTTGTTTATTCCGCCTCCTGCCATGAAACCGCCTATGCAAAGCATGAACAGCCCCAAAGCGTCGAGGTCGGTTTTCAGATAGCCGTTGGTGCATACGTCCCATACAAGACAGAAACACACGCACAGCCCGACCAAAGCCCCGACAACGCTTGAAAGCACAAGGGCAAACGACTTGCTGCTGTCAAGGCTGTTGGCTTTTATCAGACTTTTCAGATACTCCGCTATTTTCATTTTCGTCTATGTTTGGATAATACTTGTCATATTCGTGGTTGGCGAGCTTGACGAGGCGGCAATAATCCCTCGGTGGCATACGTTTCAGACACTCATCGTCGGGGCGCACACAGAGGTTGTGCTGTGCCTCCACGAGCTTTATCTGCAACATGGCGTTCTCCCGTGTCAGTTGATTGTTCAGCCTCTCCAACTCGTGCTTTTCCTCGTACAATTTATCCACACGTTGGTTAAGCTCACGTATCTTTTCGTCCTGCTGTTCGATACGCTGTTTAAGGCTTTCGACGAGTGTACGCATCACGCTCATTTCCTTTTCCTCTGCTTCAAGTTCCTTTATCTCTGCTTCCGCCTGTGCTTTGCGTCTTTCAGGCTTCATGAAGAAAAGGAACTTTATCAGGCTGAACCCTCCGAGGGAGGCGACCGCTCCGATAATAACTTGTAATATTCCATTCAGTTCCATGTCATTTATAATTGGGTTTCAAGTTCATTTATCCTATCTCTTGCCTTTTGCCGTTCTGTATGCAAAGCGTTAATGTCGTATGGGAGCGGTTGTTCCAACAGCGAAGCCTCATAGCATTTCATAACTCTATAATCGCTTTGCGCAAGGCTTTCTTTCAAGTCCGCTATCTCCGTGCGCACACGCTTGATGTCGAACTTCCGCACATAGTTGTACGCTATGTGGTCTCCGGCATCATACGGTACGGGGATGATAATATAGTTTTCATCGTCCGATTCCATCTGTGCCTCGTCTATCGTATCGACGGGTTTCCATTCCGGCGAAAGTTCCGCCACCTGTTGCTCAACCGACACGGTTTCTGTCACTTTGTTTCCGTCCTCCCCGATGCGTATTCTTGCAATCGGCTCAATAAAACGGGAGTGGAGGCAATTCCCGTCCATATATCCATATTCTACCATAGTTTTTAGAATTTATATCTGCTCAATAGCCATACTTGTACATTTTCTCCGTTTATTGAAGCCCGGACGAAGTGAGCGATTACTTCTTGACCGCATCCTACATCGTAATACTCATTCTCCGTATTATCATCGTAGAGTTTCTGACCGCTTCGGGGATAGATACGCATATACCCCGTCCACCATTGCTTCAAAATTATCGTCTGTCCCTCACGGGAAGAAGCCGGGAGATAGACATTTGCCCGTCCGTTTGTAAATCCAACCACGAGCGACATGTAGTCTGTGAGATAAACGCCCGATGATGTAATGTACTTTGTCCCGTACACCAACCCCATAGCTTTTAGCAGCCTGAAATAACCGCCATAGTACGGTGCCGTGCTGCTGTTTGAGGCTGTTCCGTACACCCCGGCAACAAGTTTCTCGTCAGCACCGATCGACCATGCACTTTTACTGAGGTTGCCCCAACCCAAACCACAAACAGAAGCCCGTTGGTCGTAACCTGTGGAAGCGGCGACACACTGCGTTCCTGCCCTGTTTGCAAACAGCCCCGACGGCGACATATAGCTTGTATAGTTGCTGGTTTTAGAACGGGTTTCGACAATTCCGCTATAAGCGTCAAGCCGTATTATGGAGCCGAGTGATGTTTCCATGGAGTAGTCGCCGCCGGATCGTGCCGAGGTTATCTGTATGCGGTTGTTCTTTGCATCAAGTTCGATTATGTCGCCGCTTGCGAGCGTTGATACAATCTTTCCCGACTTGATGAACCAGTCGCCGATGTTCGCGCCCTCCGCCAATAACAGGTTTGTCGCTATGCTCTCAAACGAAGCCCCGAATGAGTTCCACTTGTTTGCATCGGGGGGCGCAATACCTTTGAACGTCCCGGCATCGACACGTGCAATGTAATAGGTGCTTCCCTGTTTCACGCAGTCCAAACGGTATTTGTTACCATAGTACGTTTTCGAGCTGTCATACACGCCACGGTAAACCATTACAGGGCTTGAACCGTCTGCACCGTCCTTGCCGTCGTATGGTGTTATCCTGACGGGCGTTGACCACTGCTGCACAAGTGTCTTGCCGTCGGCTGACTTCTTGGCTATCGTGAGCCAAAGGTATTGCCCTGCACTCAACGTGGGCTGCGTTGTCGTCCAACCGCTCGGATTTACCGATGTCTTTGACAGGCTCGGTGGGCTTGTCGTGCTGCCGTTCTTTGCATAGCGCAGTTCGTAGTAGTCGGCATCCTCTCCGGGTGCGCCCGGACTGCCGGGGTCGCCCTTGTCGCCCTTGATTGTTCCTACGTTGTTCCACTTCGAGCCGTCCCATACATAGAGGTTTCCGTCAATAAGGTAGCCGTCGCCCTCTTCGTTCCCGGATGCAGGTAACTGCGAGGCGTTGTCGAGTGAACCTTTGATTTTTACACTCGTTCCGTCCGCACCGTTCTCTCCTTTTGACCCCTGCGCGATAATCTGCCAATAGACCGTGTTCGTTGGAGCTATGCCACGGCTTGGCGTTGCGTTGATGTATCGGTACGTTGAAGTGTTGTTGTTCACAGTGTATGTCACTTCGTCGCCCTGATAATAGGTGTACGACGAGTTGTATTTGCCACGGAAGCAGCCGATATAGTTTTCCTCTCCGCTTTGGCTCTGCACGAGCGTTCCTTTGAGTCGTAGTTTGCCGTCGCCCTCCGAGTTGAAATCAAGGACGCTGCCGAGCTTCATAGCGTTGGCGAGCATATCAAAATAGCTGTCCCCGTTCCCTGATACAATCCTGTCGGTTGTTATCCGTCCCGGCAATATCTCCGAGAAGCCGTACAGGGTCGCAAAGCTGCGCACCCCTTCGTATTCACTGTTAAGCACGCCGACGAGCAGATGATAATACCCGGAAACGCCCTCCAACTTGATAGCTGTTTCGGACAACAGGAACGAGCCGGTCTGTGCCGTCTTGCTCACCTTAGCGTACAGGTAGTATTTCGTTTCCCCGTTGTCAAGCCGTCCGCTCGTGTATTCAGGCATGTCCCAATACCTGTATTCGCTTGCGGCGTGGGAGGAACTCAACGAGCTTATACCGATAGTCAGGTGTTGGATTATTCCTGCGGCGGCTGTAAGCTGTTTCGTCGTGTTGTCGTAGGTTATGCTGTGTGCCACGCCGACGGGGTTTGTCTTGCTGTTTACGAAACGGAACTGCAAGCTCTCGTCGCCGACAAGCATCTGCATCGTCTGTATGGCTATCGGGTTGATGCTGTTCGTGAAATTGTCGAGCAGGGCATCTTCCAACATCTCCATTGTTTCCTTTGCGTCACGGAAGCGGCGTTTGGTAAACTGTATGGCATCCCTGTGGTAGTCCTCTACCAGCACTTCGTCGCTTTCAAGCTGTTTCAAGGTTGTGGAGAAGCTGCCGCCGACGGTCGAGTTGGATAACTCTATTTCCGGGCTGTGCGGCTTGTTGATGTAGTCCTTAATGCCCGTTATCCTGACAAGCACCCCGTCCTTTTGGAAATGTTCGTTGGAAAACCGTATGTACCCTCCGAGCTTTATTTTTCCGCTGATGTTTATCCAATCCTTTTTCGACCAAATTCCGTCAAGTTCGCCCGTAAACGAGAATTTCTGTTCCTCGTTGTCAAAGAGATATTTCACGGCGGCACGGAACATATCCCACGAAGCACCCGTCTTTGTCTCGTCGTCACGGACATAGGCATCGGGCATACGACATTTGAACACGACATAGGTGTCTGTCGTCTGCGGCGCAAACGTGGCGTTCGGCATCGTCTGCCCGTCTATCTCCGCCGGGACTATCTCGAAACGCCGTGCCGCCTTTCCCTTTTCGGCTTTATGGTAGTATTTGACCTCAAACTCACGCCCGGCGAGCATACCCGACTGAAAGATTATTGTCATCGTTTCGCCCTCGATAAGACATTCCTCGTAGTTGAGCGTGTTGGGTATGGTGTTATCCACTATATCATAGAAGTTGTTGGCGGCATCTTCCACAACGACGCTTGTAACCTTTCCTATGCGTTTCGGGTAAATGTCCGAGCAGTCCAAGCTGTCCTCTGCAAGCGATGAAAGTTCTTTGTCGCTCCGGCGTATTGAGTACCCCAAATCGTCAACGACGTATGTACGAGCGTTCGCAGGGTTGAAATTCGGGTCGCCATCGAAATAAACGCCGTCATACCGTATGCTTTGACCTGCCGGAAGAAGTAGCTCGCTGCTCTTGTACTTGCTCGGGTCGATGTTGTCCGTTCCGCCTTGAACATAGAGTATCTCTATGGGTGGCGTGTCGCCATAGTTCGACCGCCCCACGCCCGGTTTGAAACCGTTGCCACGCCCGTATGAAAGCGGCAAGGGATTGTTTTTGTTATATTCCACTTTGCGCAGGTGTATTGTCTTTCCGACAAACTCGAACTCCGTGTTGAACTCTGTCGCCATCATTCCGAGAGCGTCCCAACAATACACGTGATTATAATTTATCAGCGTCTCCGTGCCGTCAATGCACTCGCCGACTTCCCACCCCGTGTCCCGGCGGTTCATATTATCGACGAACATTTGAAGATGCTCTATCGGCTTCGCCGTAAGGGAGAATTTAAGCCGTCCGTCAACCGGGTTGCGAAACTTCCATATCTTTGATTTTGCCTGATTGGATTCGAGCGTGACGGTGTACTCAAAGTTCCGGCTGTGTTTCATCTTGAAAGCCTCCGGGCGTTCGAGCGTGTACCTTTCGCCCTGATAGATGCAGTACGATCCGACGGGTATCTCTACATGCTCCGCAAGCGAGTAATGGAGCGTAAGGTTGTGGTCGCCCTTTATTACCCGGTATCGGTAGCTGTTGTCGTCAACCGTGACATCGAGTACTTTTATGTTCTTGTTGTTGTATATTATCATGCCCTTTACGTTCAAAGTTATTTTACTCGAATTTCGCCATATTCGCGTTATCTTTTTGAAGTGGTATGTTTATATTATAATCACTCAAAAACCGCTAATACGGGCTGATTTCGCTTTGCCCCGTTTACGTAAACTGATATATCTTTCCATTGCCGCATTTGGTGGCTTTGATAACGGTTATAAACGGGAAATCCTCCTTGCTCACTTGGTCGAGGACACTTTTCAAGGCTGTGGAGTTCGTGAAGAATTTGCCTTCCTCCTTGCCGTCGGTCGTCCGATAGTGTATGAGGTAACGACCCTCCCCGTGTTTTGTCTTAACATCGGGGAGGTAGTCGATAACCTCTATTTCGCTGTTCAGGATGTCGGTAACCGACACCTGCGGACAGTTGAAAATCTTTCGGTCGTCCTGTTGCTTGATACCGAGTTCGCTGAACCGCTTTGCCATAGTTCCTCTATCTTTTATTGTACGAGTTCTACATAAATGCCGACCAAGTCTTTCAATGGATTGTAAACGGGTATCTCCGTGTCACGGGTACACAGATACACCTCGCCGTCCTGCGAATAATACTTGCCCTGTTCCAACTCCATGTTATTGTCGTAAGGAATAGGGTCGTCGATGGTACCGGCTGCGCTCTCGACGATTTCCGTGTACAGGCTTTCCGTTCCTGTCCCCGGTCGCCACTGTTCCTGTGCGGTGTGGTCTTGCAGGACTTTCCACAGCTTGCCGTCGCACTGCATCTTCTCGTCTTTCTTCACTGTTTTTCCGACAAGCGATGCCCACTCCGGGTATATCGACTTTACGGATAAAGCGTCCTCGTCCGACAGTGACATTGTGTTCACTGTTAAAGCCAACAGACGGGCGATGTCGGACTGCCGGGGCGCAAGTGCTGCCGGGGTTTCGGGGGCGGACGTTTCCTCTCCCAAATCCTTACGTACCGTGCGCTTCACTTCGGCGACAAAAGACAGGTACTCGGTGTATTCGCTTACCACGCTCGCATCCACATCCAATCCCTGCTGATAAGCATTGAACTTGTTTACAAGCGCAATCTCGGCGGACGCCGTGTACTTGGCTCGGATAACCGCTTCAATGACCTTATCCGATGTCACGGGCTTCCATACGGTCACCTCCTCGCATTTCCACTGCGACACCTTTTCTTCTCCGGCGTTTTCGTCGGTCAGTTCCGGCACTACTTCTTCGATGTTGAAACGATAGACATAGCTTCCGTTTCCCACTGCCTCCAAGTAGGGAGGCTTGCTGTCATAAAATGCTTGCATGATGCTCTTGTTTAATTATGGTTCGTAAAAGATGTTTGCTGTTGCTGTGCTTCGCCCAACCCAACCAAGGGGCGACAGCCTGTTTGTAGGCTTTCGTGTCAAGCGGCGGTTGCCGTTTGTTGAGCTTGGCGGCGGCACGGCAGAAATTCTGTTTTATGCTCTTTCTGATGAGCTTCTGTTTCCTGTAAAACTTGTAACCGACATAATCAAGCCCTCGCCCGTGCCTGTCGTATCGGTTCACGGCAATAGGGAAGATTTGCCAATTATCCTTAACCCTCAATTCAAGTTCCTGTTCGAGATAGGGCTTGACAAACTCGTGAAAGAACCTCCGCAGCGTTTCCTTGCTTTCGCTATAAAAGGCGAAGTCGTCGGCGTATTCCTCGCAGTCTATCTTCCAAACCTCATTCACTTTGTGCATGAAATAGGCAAGGAACAGGTTGGCGAGGTACTGCGACAGGTAGTTTCCGATAGGCACACCGTCTGCGCTGTCGATGATTTCATCAAGCAGCCACAGCAGGTCTTTGTCCTTTATCTTGCGTCTGACGATGCGTTTCAGCACGTGGTGCTTTATGGACGGATAGTATTTCTTAATGTCGATTTTCAGGCAATACATGGGCTTTCCCTTGTACTTGCGTATCATCTTATCGACGTGCCGGGCACAGCCCTCTATACCCCGTCCCTTGACGCAGGAGTAGGTGTTATACGTGAATGTCTTTACCCATATCGGCTCCAATACGTTCATAATGGCGTGATGGACTATGCGGTCGGGATAGTACGGAAGACGATAAATGACACGCTCTTTCGGTTCGTATATGGTAAATACTTCGTAAGGCGATGTCCTGAATGTCTTTGTCAGCAAAGCCTCGTGGAGAGCCTGTATGTTGGCTTCCCTGTTACGGTCGTGAACCCTGACACCGTATGAGCGAGTTTTCCCACGGCGAGCCTTTTCATCAGCAAGCCGCAGGTTCTCGACTGATATTATCTGTTCGTATAAATTCCCTATACGTTTCATCGCTTTGCTTTTCTTATTCGGAGCGTTCGGTAGCCCATACAACAGGCATTCCTACCAGCACCTTTCGGGTTACTTGAAATCTTCTGCCAAGAGGCAAGGTCGTCGCTCCCTTATATCTTTGTCTTTCTGACATTCTAAAGCATAGGTGAGAGCCGATGTTCGTATTCGTATTCGAGGGGGTGTTATTCGAGTTCGCATAGGCGAAGCCTGCATTCGCACCGTTATTCGCGTTACCGCTGAACAGGACACCACGGGAGCGACCAACCTTTATCGTCATAACTATCTCTGTTTATAATCCAACTTCATTATCCGACACGTATCAGACACGGACGCTTACCGGGCTATGCGCTTTGCGGTAAAAAGCAAAGGCGAGAGCCGATGCGCGTATTCGTAAGCGAGGGGGCGCGATTCGAGTTCGCAGAGGCGAAGCCCGCAGTCGCACCGTTATACGCGTAACCGCTGAACAGGACACCACGGAGGGTTTCTGTTGTGGGAATGTTCGTGTAGTGGTAGTCGCAGAAAAACTGTGTAGAACCGCCTCCAACAACCGACGGCATAATCTCGCCGTATTCCCCGAAGATAACCTCTTGGACATATCCCTCTGTACGTGCTTCGTTCCCAACGTGAGAATAACCCTCGTAGTTGGTGTCATTGAACTTCGACGGGTCGGAGCATACAAACACTTTTGACAGGTTGTCGCCTCCGTTATCTGTTGTCGGGCTGATACGCACGTTGATACCGTCCGTCCACTGCCACAGATGCCCGAACGGATTTTCTATACCCCTGTATCGAGGAACGTCGAAAGTCTTTGTTATAGTGCTGTCGTCGTTGGCGGCGGTGTATGAAACCGTACCCGTGCTGTTTCCGAGTGTGTCGGTGTGTCCGCACGGTACGAACGGATAATACCCGTTGAAGTTAGACCATGTTCCGTCCCAAGTCGTCACGCCTGCGCCAAGACCGCCTTGACGATAGCCCTCTGCGGTGAGTTCTGCGTTGAATGCCGCCTGTGTGTTGAGCGTAGCATATTCGACGGCGAACAGCCAATAAAGCGTTTTTTGAGCGTCATAGGTCATGCAGTTCCATTCAGCCGTTGCCGAATTGTTGCGCTTACGGGCATAGTTGCGGAAGTTTGTGCGGCTGATTTGTGTTGCCGGACGACCGAGGAATGTCCTGTACGTTCCGTCGTATTCAGCGTTGTTGTTGCCGCCCCTGTACTGCTCTGCCATATTCACGATAGAGCAGAGCTTCAGGTTTGTCCTGTCAAGGACAGCCTCGTATGCCGAAATGTACATCTGCGGCACTTGATGATAGCCCGGCAGGGGCTGTTCGCTGATGCGCACACGGCGTATCGTGCCGTCGGTCTCGAACTTGCGGTAATGCAGCGGTATCTCCACCATGACCTGCCCACGTGAGCCGTCCCGGACTTGCCCCGTCCAATCACGGGGGTCGAGGTATTCCACCACTTGCCCGTTGTCGTCAAGCAGACAGCCTTTCATGCGGCTTTGGATAGGTACGGACTTGTGGAGGTCTGTGTTTCCGATACGGGTGCAGGTTGGGGTCGATACGGTCGTGTCGAACTGTATGCCGTAGCTGCACTGTTCCTCGACGTAGGGGATAAGCGAGGCGAGTGCCGCCTTTTTGCTTTCCCCATCCTCGTCCAAAACCTCGCAAAGCAGGTTGAACGGGTTTGTTCCTGATACGTTCGGCAAATCGCTCAGCCGTTTGCCGTTCTCGAAAGCCTCGATGATTTCTTTCAATTTGCTTTCTTGTTCACTTGTAAATGCCATAGCTTTTAATTGTTTAAGAATTTGAAAACTGATTTACCTCCTTTCTTGATGAGCATAGCCGATGTAGCCGTGCCCATTCGCAGGTTTTTCTTCTTCTTGCGCAGGGCAGAGGAAGTCCACGCCCGTATGCGCCTCGACAGGGAGAGGAACAGTGATACAATCATACCGTACCCTCCACGTAACATCCGCTTCCCCAATAGATGTCGTTCGTCGCAAGGACTTCCGTATCGGGGGCGAGTTCCACAATAGCCATCGGCGACCAGTCGTTGAACACGATGGGTGCTTCCGATATCTGCTCGTCCTGAGTGCACCGCACGGACAGGACCGTGTCAAGCGTCGATGTGCTGAATTTCGGTCTGACATAAACCGAGAACGGTACGTCGCCCGGTAGCTTGAATCCGTTTGACAGGTCGTTGATTTTCCCGTGAGAGACGATGCGACCGCCGTTCATAAACTCACTGATGTAACCTTTCTGTGCCATATCGTTATTGTTTTAGTGGTTTGTACTTCTATCCAAATCTCAACGCCCCGGATTGGGTTAGCCGTAGGCTGCTGCTGTTCACTTTCCTTAATGCCGGAGCGACAACCTCAATAAGCAGGGTCTTGGCAAGAGCCGTGTTACAAGTCGGAATGACATGCACCGTGCTTTTCCCTGTCCCGACAATGGTTATGCGCCCGTCCGTACCTACCGTTATCGCCTTGTTATCGCTGATGAAAATCACGTTTTTCATCGCACTCGCTGGCGATAATGCAGCTTTGATGTAGTTGGGCTTCACATTCCCGACGGTCAACCGGGTAACACTTTCAACTGTCATTCCCGTAGGTACAAGCCGACCGAGCGTCAAAAGGACATTATCGGTGGCGTTTACCGCTTCCTCCGTTGCCTCCTGTGCCGCCTCTGTCGCTTCCTGTGCCGCTGCGGTTGCTTCGTTGGCTGCGGTCGTGGCTTCCTGCGCATCTTCTGTCGCTGTATCGCAATCCTCTTTTGCCTTGTTTGCCGCATCTGTGGCGGCGTTGGCTTTCTTCGTCGCTTCGTCGGCATCTTCCTTTGCCTTGATAGCGTTGGTGGTTGCTGTTTTGGCTGCTGCTGTCGCTGTGTCGGCATTCTTTTTAGCCGTGTTTGCCGCCGCTGCCGCAGTGTTAGCTGCGTCCGTGGCTTCCTTGGCGTTCGTTACCGCCTGTGTGGTCTGTTGCTCGACAAACTCCAACGATACCTTGACGCTTCGGTTGTTTGCGTCCGTTCCTATCGTAAACAGCCCTTTCAAGGAGCTGTATAACGGGAGTTCTGAAATCTTTATCTTCTTCATATCTGCGTATCTTAAATGGGTTACACAATGCTAATCGTTGAACCTGAATTTGCCGTTTGATGTCAGGCGCAGCGTCGCCCTGTCGTTGACGAACCGCACGGACGGGTAGGTGTACCTGTCAAGCAGCATGTCGATAGCGTAAACGCCGTTTTCTGTAAAGACAATAATGTTGTCCTCCGTAGCCAGCACAACGTCATCCTCCGTTATCCTGAAATCGCTCGTGAATGTCACGGTAAGCGTGAATTTCAGCCAAGGTCTGCCCTCCGGGTCAAATTCCTGTACGGTGCAGCTCTTGTAATGGCAGGGGAAGTCCTGTTCAAGCTCGTTTACCCACAGGAGGCGTTCATCGGGGCGTATAAGGTCGTAGAGCAGGGCATCATAGTTTCGCCATAGCTCGTCGAGCGTTTCCGCCCTCATGAGGCAGTATAGCTTCACGTCCTTGCTCTTGTAAAGCACGTTCTTGCTGTCATAGATAACCCCTGTCTGCGTCTTGATGTTCCGCAGGAGGTTCGTTTTGACAGCAGCCGGTTTCTGAACCTCCGACAGCGTTCCCTGCAATATCCTCACGCCGTATGCCGTGAAAGGCTGTCCATCTATGGTATAGTCATCGTATGCCGCCACTGTGCTTGCCGGGGCTTTGTACTTGTACCCGTCCAACGGGAAGTCGTCGGCAAATTTGATTTTCGCCTTTCCGAGCAGTTTCGCATAGTCAAGGCTCGTGTGCGACACCATGCGTAGCGTGTATTTGCGCCCTATGGCAGCGCAATCGAACACGTGGTATGCTCCGTCCGACAAGAGGTTAAGAAAGTCGAAATAGCGGCTGAAAACACCCTGTGTGGCGAATGTCAGGTTTATGTCACGTGTGTTAAGGACGGGAGCGGAAAGGTCGGCTTCTATGCCGTCTTCCTCGTTCCAATCGTTGCTGTCGACAGATTTCAACGGCGGCATCGCAACGAGTTCGTTCCACCCGTTGTCCGACACGTACATTCCGAACTGTTTGTACACGTCCTGACCGTCGATGTATAATCTGCCTGACATCATAGGATTATCGCATTTTCAGAGGTATTCTTAATCACGCTGCAACCTACGGAAGCCGTCACGGACGCGACAGCCCATTTCGATGTGTTCACGACGGCTCTTGCTCCGTGTAACAGCACAATCTCGTGCTGCTTGCATTCGTCGCAGTTTACCGTTGCACTCGTCCGACCGATAAGTATCGCCCGTGCCGGGTTCTTTAGCGTGATTACCCCGGCATCTATGTATATGCCGTACTTCTCTACGCCCTGCCCCTTGAACAGGCGGAACGTGGCGATATTCGGGAAGTGGTATCTGATGCAGAACTCCAACCCCTGCCGGGAGGTGAATACTGCGGCAAGTTCCTCTATCGTGTGTTCCGTCCCCTTGAACATATTGCACCTGCGGTATTTCTCCGCTATGTTGTGGAGGGAACGGCTTTCGCACTCCTGCCGGGCTTGCTCCTTGGCAATGACCCACTGTGCGTAAATCTGTCTTATTATCGCTTCCATAACTCGCTAACTTTTTATTTTAATTCCTTTCAATGCCAAATCATTCACAGTGTTGCGCATATCCCTGACATCGCTCTCAACGTTCGCCATACGGGTTGACAGACCGTCCGTGTTTCCCTCGATGTTAAGGACGCTCTGCAGGATAAGGCTTGCCGTCGCAACGAGCAGCTTTGTATTCTCGCTTATCGAGTAGGTGTGTCCCTGTATGGCTGTCGCCCGTCCGTTAAGCTCGTCCACGCTTTCCTGCGAGGCTGTCGCTATGCCTTTCTCCGAGGCTTCCCGTGTCGCTTCCTCCGTCACGTCAAACATATTCTTCACGCTGTCCGGGAGGGCTTCCCATATCTCTGCGAAATCCTGCCCGACGGCGTTAAGGTCGTTGGCGAAACCGCTCATGGAGGCAATAACAGCGTCAAGCCCCATAAACTGCCCGTCCTTGAACCATTTGTTTTTGTACTTGTCGAATATCTCCCCAAGCGGTTCTTCGAGGTATTTCGACACGAGCATACGCTTGATAACGTCGCCGACGATGTCCTTTACCTTGTCGCCCCAAGCCTCGGCGTAATCCTCGCCGTCCTGGAAAGCGTCAAAAAATGCGTCGCCGAGTTCGCTGGCAATGTCAGCAGCCGAACCGCCGATAATTTCCTCGACCATATCGTTTATCACGGCGACAGCCTGTTGCCCGAGTTCCTCAATCTGACGCTCCCATTCCTCTATCTTCCCATGGTCGGTGTCTTTCTTGTCGTTCTCGGCGTTGATCTGCTGCTGAATGAGCAACTGCTGTTTGGCGATATTCTCCAATTGGTCTCTGCTGCTCTCGTACTTCTCCGCTCCGAGTGCCTTGTCTGCGGAGTAGGCGATGTCGGCGTATGCGTCGGCGATTTTCTCGGCAGACTTTGCAAGCAACTCTTGGTTGTTCGATACCGTTGAAAACAGCGTCCTCCACGCTCCGGCGACATCGTTCACGGCGAGTTTGTTCTGTATCAGCTCGGCTTTCGTTTCGGATAGCGTCTGCCGGATGCGGTCTATCGCACGCCCTGAATTTTCCTGCAACCGCACAATGTCGGCGTTGTCGAGTTCCCATTGCAGTTGGTCAATACGGCTCTGCAAGGCTTCGATTTCCTCCTGTTTCTTCTCGTCGTTGTTGAACAGGTTGACAATCTGCATCGCTATCTGCAAGGCGGCTGATATGATAGTCAGTATAACGGAGGCTTTCTCAACTGTCTGTATGGCTGTGGCGGCGGCTGTCGCCGTTCCCTGTATGCCCTGCGAGGACATATTGACAAGCGAAACAATGCCGTTTATCATTGACAGCGAAGAAGTCATAATGCTTCCGGCTGTGGATATGATTTCCCCGGCAACACCTCCGACGGTATCGCCTATGCTCTCAAACTCACGCTCGCACTCCAACAGCGTCTTGTACAGGTCTTCCCACTCCTTGATACTGCGCTTGTCGGGGCTGACACTGTTTTTGGCGTTGGCTTCCGACACTTTTTTCTTCGCCGTCGTCACCTTTGCCCGTGCGGTGGATAACTGACTGCCGGAAGCCGTGCCGGAGCTTTCCAACTCGTTAAGCTCGGCTTCCGCCTGTTCAAGAACCGCCTGCAGCTGTTCAAGCGTATAGTTGGCAATCTCGTTGCACCATGCCCGGTATGTTTCCTCCCGTTGGGCGAACTGTTCATCGACGGCTTGCAGGGCGTTCTGCTCCTGTAAGTCCAACTCGTCCACATTCCCCTGCGTGACACCCTCCCGGAGCTGTCGGTTTCCGTTCGCGTCAAGGACATAGTTGCCTTTGTCGTCGGTCTTGTAAAGCTGCTTGCGCTTGTCTTCGTATTCCTCCGTTATTTTCAGCCTTTGCTGCTCGTAGGTCATTACATCGGCAAGCATAGCGTCGAGGGCATCCTTGTTTCCCTTGCGGCGTATGTCGGCTGCAAGGTCGGCGTAATCCTTTATCATAGCCTGCTGTTCCGGCGTAAGGTCGGCGACTGACAGGTCAAGCGAAGCCCGGTATGCAAGCTCCTCCTCTTTGGTCGCTTTCGGGTTGGCGTTCCGCCATTCGAGGACTTTCTTGTCGGCGAGGGCGTTCAGCATATCCTGCGTGCGCCTGTCGTTCTCGTCGATGAGCCTGTCATAATTCAGGTCAAGCTGCATCATCGTTTTCTCGAAACTGTCGTCCATCAGGTTTATGCGCTGTTGCCTTATATCCAACTCCGCCTGTTCCTGTGCCTCTTGTACGCTTCGTGAATACTCGGCAATCTGCCTGTTCCGCTCGGCTGTTTCGTCGGCAATCTGCTGCTGTTCTCTTGCGAGGCGTTTGGCTGCTGCCTCACGCTGTTTCTTTTCCCTCTCTGCCTCCTTTTTTTTCTGCTCGGCTTCCCGTGCCGCATCGTCGGCTGCTGTCTGTTTCTGTTCTGCGGCGGTGGCATAATCGGCACCACGTTGCAGGAGTTGTTGCTGCGTGAAATACTTTCCGTTGACATACGAACCGTTCGGGCTGCTTTGACCGATAGCCGTAAAGCGTTTGGCGAGCCTTTGAAGCTCGTCCAAATCCATATTCTCCATCCACTTTGGTATCTCGCCTCCTATGCGGATCGTGAAGCCGATAGTATTGTTCGAGTATTGCGACATCAGGTTTTTGATGTTCTCGTACAAGTCGTGTACACCCTCCGTAGGCTTTTGCAGCCCCTTTTCTATGGCTTCCACCTTTTCGGAGAAAGTCAACGCACCTTCGGCGGCGGCACGTTCTGCGTCCGACGCTTTGTTCACGGCTTCGGAGTAACGGTCGTATTCCTCCCTCGCTTGCTGTATGGAGTTGATGTAGTTCTGTACGAGGTTCTGATGGTTGAATAGTCCGTCCGTGAGCCACTGTTTCTGTATGGTTTCTTCGCTTATGCCTATGGCTCGCATACGGTCTTGTATCGTGGCGTAAATCTTGTTGATGCCCTCTTGGTATTCTTCGCCCGTCTTTCCGGCTATCTCCGTGATGTTCTGCTCAACGACATTTCCGATAATGGTAGATATGGCGGCGGCGTTCTGTTGCAGTTCCTTATTGTCCCCCAACAGCAACGTTCCCTCTGTCATAGCCCCGGACAGGTCGGAATAAAGCGTTTTCTGCGCCTCCGAGAGTTGCGCCGCATAGTTCTGCGCACCCTGTTCAAGAGCGTTTGCTCGCTGCCTTTCCACGCCCTCCTGCTTTATCAGCTCGATAGCCTGCGCACGTTTGGCGTTTACCATGTCGATGCTGTCGCCCTCCTTGATAGCCTGTAAGCCGTATTCTTCGAGTATGCCGTTAAGCTCGTCCATAACCTTTTTGTGGGTGGACGTTCCGGCTGTCAGACCGTTCAGGGTCATTGAAAGGGTTTCGACACGTGAGATTGTCTTGGCGGCACTGTCGCCGTATTTGTTTGTCATTTCCGCTGCCTCGCCGGACTTCGTAGAGAACAGGCTGAAAGCAGTCGCTGCTGCGGCAACAACGGACAGAACCAAGCCCAACGGGTTTGCCTTGACAGCCATATTGAACAGGAGCATAGCATCCTTTGCGCTCGTCACGCTCTTTGCCAAAGACAGGAAAGCCGATATATTGCCCCAAATGGCTTGTACCTTGTGTGCGGCGGCAACAGCCAATACTGCGGCTTTGTACGTCCCGTATGTGGCGATAACGGTAAGCAATACCTTGCCGACGGTTTCCCAATTCTCGACAAGGGCAGAAACGATGTCAAGCGACGTACCTATGACACCCTCGGATGCCTGTCCGATTTGGTTGAACATCTGCTCGATGGTGTCTTCGATGTTGCTGATACGCCCGGATATGGTCGTGCTTTGAGCCTCCATAAGACCGCCGAACTTGCTGCCCTCGTTCGTAAGGTTGATGATAGCCTGTTCCACTTCAGGAAACCCGACCTTTCCTTCCTCGACAAGCCCCCGGACTTGGCTCTCAGCAACGCCAAGCACATTCGCTAATTCTCCAGCCAAAGGAATACCCCTGCCGAGGAATTGGTTAAGGTCTGCCGTGTACATGCGTCCCTGTACCATAGTTGTTCCGTACAGGTAGGCGAGGTCGCCGATAGGTATGGAAAGCCCGGCGGCGATGTCACCGAGCCGGATAAGCGTTTCATTCACCTTGTCGGCTTCGACACCGTATGCAAGAAGCTGACGTGCGGCGTTTGATATGTCAGACACTCCAAAAGGCGTTGTGGCGGCAGTTTTTATGAGCTGCGACATAAGGGCGTTTGCCTCGTTCGTGTCGCCTATCATTGTCTTAAAGGCGATTTCGAGCTTTTGGAACTCTCCACGTACAGTGACAACCTGCATGGCAAAATCTTTCATCTGCGACACGGCAAAGACACCTGCCGCCGTTTTCCCTATGCTTTTGAAAACGTCGTCAATCCGCTTGCCTTCGTTTACGGCTGTGCCTGTTATGCCCGACAAAATCCGTTTGGATTCTTCTGCGTCGGTGCGCAACTGCGAGTTGTCTATGCCCGTGCCGTAGTATATTCTGCCGTTGTCATTCTCCATTGTACGTCAATCAAATTGTTCAAAAATGCTTTTTATCTTCTCCCTGTTCCGTATGTCATCAACCTTTATGGCTTTTTGACGCTTCCGCTTCTTGCCGTCCTTGTCGTCCGCCTTGTGCTTGTAGCTCGGCAGCGTTGCCCCGTACATGACCATATTCGCATAGCTCATATCGTACAGGACATATTCGACCGGGAGGTTGAAAGCCTTTACCGTTCCTGCGACTATTGCCCAGACGCTGTCGTTTTGGTCTCCACTTTCGTCGGTCGCATCAGGTTTATCTCTGTCAGGAAAGTGGTAAGCCCGAAAAAATCCCCTAACTCCATTTTTTGAAGCAGTTGGGCGACAAGCAGGTTTAGCGCACGGGGCGACAGGTCTTCAAGTATCTGTTTGGCAAGTTCCGCCTTTCGGTCTATTACCTGTTCGACTTCTACTTCTTCCGTCCACTTGACAAGCCCCCACAGGCGGCGTTTCTCAACCGTCTGCCGGGTTTTTACTGTTTCCGTTAGGTTCTTTGCGCCGAGTATCAGTATCGCCGCAATGTCGCCCAAAGGACGGCATTCACGAGCCACAGAAAGGCTTTCCTCGACTACCTTTTCAGGGTCAAGATTGATTTCGGGCAAACGCGAAACAGCCTCCGAAGCAAGTATGAGTGTTGCTGTGCTTGCCGGGGCTGCCTTGTATTTCTTGCCGCCTACCGTTACCTCAATATCCTTTTGGAGTATGGTTTCGGCGACCTTTTCTTCTATTGTTTTCGTTGCCATAATGTATTGCGTTAAAATTTGGGGCAGGAGGGGGAGTCGAACCCCCGACCTCAAACCCGTTGGGCTTGCGAGCTACCTGCTGCTCTATCCTGCTGTTGGTTATCCTGAGTTATGCGTTACCCTCCCGACTCTTCGCTCGGCACATAGCTCTTGATTGTCTTGCCCGTCTTCGGTTTCAGCGCACGAGCCACATAGTGGCGCAGCTGTCCGTCTGCGGTCGTGTAGCTGTCCTCGACACGCAGGACGGCTCTGTCAATCTGAATAGCCGGACAGTCCTTATCCTGTGCCTCGACACGGAAAGCGTGTTCGCCCGTGATTACTCCGTCGTTGTCCTCAAACGACGGCTCCTCGCCTTTCTTGACGAACTCGTCCCATTCGAGCTGATAGGTATTCTTTCCCGGCAAATAATCGACGAGCGCACCGCCCTCTTCTGTGGCGGTCTTTTCTGTTCCTGCGGTCGTCGTGAGTTGTGTACTGTCCTCTTTCGGAGTAGGTAACTCATCCCATTCCCCTGTGGGGGCACCGTCGGTGCTTGTGGCGTGCTTCAAATCGCATTCGCCCCAGTTTAATACTGCCATATTCGTTAAAATTTAATGGTTACTGATTTTGTTTCTTCATAACAGGCTGCGTAACAGGTGCGTCCCCGTCCTGCGTTTCAAGGACAGGCAGATAGCCCACGTTGCCGTCGGTATCCGTTGCGTCTATTACGGCGACCTGCGGAATGTTCAGAGGCGCATAATCATCGCCGAAATACTCGTATTTGAGCTTCACGACGACGAAATGCTGATGTATGTCGGCTTCTTCCTCGGTGTAAATTGTCTGCTGCAACTTAAACTTGTAACAGGAAACTTCGGTCGTCAGGCTATCGACCCACTCCTGCGCAAGGCGTTCCACCCGTTCCGTGCGTTCTCCGTCCTCAACCCATACCCCGTTGTCATACGGGTCTATGTCCGGGACGAATATGTTCACGGTCACGACCCCCGTCTGTATCTGATTGGGAAGCCCGGTTGTGAAAATCACGACCGCATCTTCCTTGCGGCTGTCACGGGGGCGATACCCCTGCCGATAGACCTCACCTGAAATCATCGTGTAAAGGGTGCTGTCTTTCAGCAGTTGATAGATGTCGCCTTGAACCTGTTTCGATGTCTTTGCCATAGTTCCTGTTACTTGTTAAATCCGAGTTGTTTCAACATCTTGGGTACAAGCTGGTCGGCAAGCAGTTCCGAGCTGTCAAGCACGTTGTAACCCTTTGCGGACACATAAGAGGCGTATTTCATCCCGGCAACGACGATAAGCACAATGCCTTTCGGGAACTTCCCGGCAAGAGAACGTGCGTAGGACATTCCAGTGCTTCGTCCCTCGTCGTTTCCGTCCGGCTTGCCGAAAGAGCCTGTCTTGTACACCTGCCCGTCAACGACCACGATATAACCGACGGAGCTGCGGAGGTTCTTTGTGCGGTCTTTGTACGAACCGTTCTCGATAGCCTCGTTGCGCACTTTTTCGCCTATGGCGCACAGGTTGTAGATGATGGCTTGTTTCAGCCTGTTCATCCGCTCCTTGATGTAAGCGTCTATTTGCGATTTCGGTGTTATCTGTCTTATCGGCATAATGTAAAGTTATTTATTGCTGATTCGGCGTATGTGCCGTTTTCTTTTCGCTTCCGTATGTTTGGGCGTTTCCGTCATTTCAACACGGCATTCGGGCTGAAATGCGTTTACACCCAAATCCTCAATTCACAGACCGCCTCCAACGGCTCAACCTGCATAATGGAAAACTCCCCGACCACGTTCCCGGCAAGGTCTTTCAACCGTATCTGCTCGGCTTCAAACGGCTGTTCCTCTATCAGCACTGTATATTGCGCCGTAGTGAAATGCTCGCCGTTGACACGTCCGAGTTGGTTGTACTTGTTTGCCGAGTATTGGCAGGGTATCGGGTCGCCCCAAGCCACAGAGCCGGGCTTCTGCGGATAACCCGTTTCCGGGTCAATCCCGCCACCCGTTTTCCGCTTTACTTCGATTGTGCCGTTTTGGATAATCATAGCCGTGAACCTTTATATCCGTAAATGGGTTTGGGCGTTCCTGCCTCGTCGCTTGCCCCGAAATCGTCATACAGGCTGTTTGCCCGGTTGCGGAACTCTTTTCGCTGTTCGTCCGTAAACGAATAGTTCTGTCCGCCCTGTGACACATCAGGAGCTATCGAAAGCCACATCAGGAGGTCAGCGACGGCAAGGTTGTATTCCTTGCTTTTCTGTACCTCCTGTGTCGCATCGGTTGTCAGCGACAATTCCCGTTTGTCCGCTATCGCAGTCAATGTGCGTAGCGGAACGGGATAGGCGTTTACGCCCTTCAACGCTTCGAGAACTGTTTCCATAGCTTGTTACGTTTTACTCCCAATCCTGAGCGTCAGTTCTCACATACAGGTTGCGGTACGCCGTGTCAAACACAGGAACTGCGTCAGCCTGTCCGATAGTAACCTCGCTCTGCGGCTCAGCCGTGCCGTACTTCTTGATGACGGTATGCGCACGTTCCGCACGGAGTATGAGGTCGCTGTTTTCCTGCAAGATGTCATACTGCGTCGTTCCGAGGCGTTCCGTTTCAGACAGCACCAAGCGGCAGTTCTCGAACGGGTTGCCCGAAGTCTGCGAGCCGTCCGTGAACTCACGGGTGATGGTCTGGTCGATGATACGGAGCTGTATGCCGTTGAGCCAAGCCTGTTTCGCGAGCATCGCATTGACTTGCGTGAGGTCGGGTGTCTGCGAAATACCGAGGGCGTTAGCGGCAAAAGAGGCGCAAGCCTTGATGATTTGGTCTGCCGACGCAATCTTGTAGAACTCGTCGAGGTTCACGAACGCAAACTTCGGGTTCAGCTTGTTGTCCTTTGCCAGCTTGACGAACGTGCGGAGGTCACCGATGATGTCTGCGGTCGCCTTGTTCGCCCAATCCACGGTGGTTTTCACTTTCATTTCGTCGTCCACGTCATAGTCGAGGTCGAATTCATTGGCATAGGTGGCGTTGGTGGTTGTCGTGAATTTCAGCACGCCTGCGTTCGAGGCGAGCTTCCATGCGATGTACTCCAACTCCGACTGTACGCCGTTGAAACAGAAATCGACATCCTCGCCCCAATACTGCACGAGCTTTGTTGCGTCATCGTCCTGTGCGAAAGCGAGAGCGGTCTGATACTCCTTGATTTCCGAACGGGACAGTTCCCGGCTTATGGAAATGAAAGGAATGTCACCTTTCGCGCTCTCGAAGATAGGACGACGCTTACGGAGGATGGTTCCGTTGTCAGTGTGCAGGTCGGCTGCTACGTTAGCCTTTGCGAGTTGGTTCTGCAAAGTGCGCCAGATGAAGCCGTTTACCTTTCTGACGGGAAAATGCGTCGCAAACAGGAAAGGGGTCGCGTCCGCTGTGTTCAGACGTGCCTGCACCATTTGTTGCGACAATCCTTGGATGAGTGTATTTACGATTGTTGCCATAAAACGTCAGATTTTTAGTAGTTGATGATACCTGTGAGATATTTAGCCACACACTCCGGCAACGGATTGCCTTTCGTCACGCCGATAAGCCAAGCGTCGGTGTCAAGGTTCTGCCCACTGACAACAGGCTTGCCCGTTCCCGCGAGGGAGAGCGGCGTGTATTTCAGCTTCGAGGTGTTCGATGCGGATTCTGCGGCTGCTTCGATTAGGAAACCGCCCTTTGCGATAGCTTTCAGCGTCGTTCCGACAGTGATGGTGTCGTAGTCCTTGCCGCTGTTGTCAATGGCTGTAATGGCGTATGCCAAACCTCCCTCGGCGGTCATAACGAAGTCGCCCACCTTGAAGTTGTGCAGCTTCTTGACCTTGATAGCCGTGTCGGAAGCACCGACCTCGGCAACGACCTCCGCTACTTTGACAACATGGCAGATGCCGTTGTCGGGTGCGCTAAGGACGGCACCCTCGCGAAGATAATCGCCTCCAAGCTCGGAGATTTTCACAGACACGCCGCCTCGGATGTCGGCGACCTTGTGCATAAAGACACGGGGTGTACGGGTGTCCTTACGTCTTTGAACTGTCATGCTCATTTTCTTCGGTTTTTAATTGTTAGACATTAGAACGGCTGACCGTCTTTCGGCTTGCTTTCGCGGTGTGCGATAGCTTCCTGCTGCTCTTTGGTCAGCTCGCCCCCTTGGTTACCTGTGCCGCCTGTAATGGTCGGCTTTCCGAAGACAGCCCCTTTTGCCTGTACTTCGCTGACTATACCGTTCACCTCGGTAGTTATTTCCCCGACAAGAGCGTTGAACTGCTCGTCGGTCAAATTGTCAACGGGTGTCCGCTCGTAAGCCTTGCGGAGATTTTCAGGCAACTTTTCGATGATCGTTGAAAGTTGCTGCTTACGGGTTGCAGTTGTGCGCTCGCTGTCCATCTTGTCGAAGCGTTCGTTCAGCTTCTTGTTGCTGTCGATAAGTGCCTGCGCCCAAGCCGGAACTTGCTCCTGTGCGCCCCCTGCGGCTTGCTGCTGTACGGTTGTGCCGCTGCCAGCCTGTCCTGCCGCACCCCCGTTAGCGTCGATTTTCTGCCCGTCTTTCAGACCGTACTTCGTTTCGTAGGTGTGTACGGCTGTCTGTTGGGCTTCGGTCGCACGGCTGTCGCCGTAGCTCTCGATGATTTCGATAAACTCCTGCGTTACCCCTGCCACGGCAGTTGTAACCTGTTCATCTGTCGTCACAGTCTTGGCGAGCTTCTCGGCAATCCTGTTCAGCACGTTTGCGTTGACCCCCGGAAATTTGGCTTTCAACGCATCAAAAAGTTTCTGTTTCATACTCGTATGATTGTTTAACTAATCAGATTATCGCCTCAAAGGTAATCAAATTCCCGTAAAGTGATTATATTATAATCATAAAATCGCCGAAAAATTTTCATATTACGCATATTTTGTTATGGTTAAGGCATTCAATGTGATATACTTGTTGATGATTAAATAAGAGTTAAAAATAAACTGAACGGATAAAAATTTCTCTCGAAAAGTGTGTTATTACCAAAATACTTCACTTATATTTGCAACGTGATTACAATATAAACAGTTTGAACCGCAAAATGACAGCAGATATGAACAAGAACAGTTTGGCATACAGCACGAGAGACATCAACCGCAACTTCCGAATCAAGGTTGCCGGGGTTGACAACGAGGGGAACAAGATAAACATGCTCGTAGGCGTTTCAGGAGCGTTGAAGCTGATAGGCGTTGAGCTTTTGAACAAGTTCCTCAAAAGGGCTTTCTCCTGTATGGACGATGTTTGCGTTTGCAAGCTGCGCAGAGGTTTGAAATTCAGTTTTTACATCAAATAACGGAGGACAGATTTATGGCAAAGAGTATCATCGAGGGCGCATACCTCGTAGGGTTCGAGCCAAGCTCGGACAACCTTTCAGACGAAGCCCTGTATGCGGAGGCAGTCGAATTTTTGAATAACTCAATCAGATTTTAATAACCATCTAAAAATTAAAGTATTATGACACAGACAACCGAATTGCAGCAAGGTTTGAACGAAGTAGTGATGAACAAAGTTCAACGGATGATTGACGGCAAAGCCGTCGGAGTACGGGAAACAATGGAACGCCTCGTGAACGAGGGCAAAATTGCACAGGACTACATCGCCCCGATAGGCGTGAACCTGAAAATCAACGACCACAGCCCGGTTATAACTTTCAGCGCAAACGGCTCTCTCCGCATGGATATGCCGGACGGACAGTTTACCCTCCACGACAACGCCATAGGACAACTTGCCGACCGTATGGGCATACCGCAGCGATACCTGCGTGGGCTTGCTTCGGGCGAGCCTTGGGCGAAGCAGCTCGCAGCGACGCTCCTTAACGAGCATAGCGGCTGGACGCAGCGAAGCCGTGTTCTCGTGAGGACGGTCGGAAAACAGGTAAGAGGCGTGTTGAGCGACAGCTACCGCCGCTTGAACAGCGTCGAGATATTGACGGCTTTCGTACAGGAGGCGGCAGATCAGGGAGCGGTCATTTCGGACGCTTATATGAACGACACCAAGATTTGGGCTGAAACGATACTACCGACACCGCTTACCGTACCGACAGCCAAGAACGGCGACGTGGTTATCTTCGCCGGGGCAAGGTTCAGCACATCTGACTATGGCGACGGTGCCGTTGATATGAGGGCTTTCCTTTTGAACGGGGCTTGCCTTAACGGTATGGTTCGGGAGAGCGTGATGAAGCAGGTACACCTCGGCTCGAAGCTCCCGGACAACCTGCAACTGTCGCAACAGACCTACGAGCTTGACACCAAGACAACCGTTTCGGCGGTTCGCGACTTGACAAAGGGACTTTTCAGCAAGGACAACCTCATGAAGAAAGCCATCGAGATACAGGGCGCAAGCGAAATGGAGGTTGACTTTGAACACGAGCTGAAACGCCTGACACGAGACGGAGGGCTGCTCAAACAGGAGGGTAAGGAGGTTGAAAAAATCCTCATGCGCAACGACCCGGAGGACGGCGTGCAGGGAGGAGCGACCCTTTGGAAGCTGACACAGGCTATCACGGCACACGCACGGGAACTCTCGCCTGAAAGAAGCCGTGAATTACACGAATTGTCGGGGCAACTCCTTAACCGTGTAAAAGTAACCGCATAACATAACAACCGCCCGGCAGACAGCCGCAAAACAGGCTCTGCCGGGCTTTAATCACCAATAAGACTATGGCACAGGAATTTGAATTTGAAGAGAACCAAAACAATTACGGCGTACTTGACTACAAACACGCCCACACGCTGAAACGGTACAAGGAGCTATGCGACGAGCGATGCAAGGTCGATGTCGCCAAGTACGACTGTTTCTTCGCTTTCTCCAACAGGCAATTTGCGTATGGGTTGAAATCCATACGCCCGTTACAGGAGGGCGAGAAGCTCGTTTCAATCGGTGCAGGAGGTTACGGAACAAAGGACGGGGCGAAACGCCTGTTTGCGTTCTACGACAGCATAAACGACAAAATCCGCTCCGAGTGCAACCCACAGGAGGTTTACGTGTATGAGTACAACAATCACGAGTGCTGCATAGACTGGGACGGAGATTTGAACGCCATACGCATTATCGCCACTGTGTGGGGCGAAGATGTAGCCCGGACAATCAAGCGCAAGAACGCCTGTTATCCGATTGAGAGTATTTTCAAGTAGTTATCGCTGACGATAATTCAGTTATCGCTGCGATATGATTTTTTAGATGCTGTTTTTATATGAAATCAGGGGAAATCTACCAAAAACAGGGCAAAAAGTTGGCAAAAGTCAGACCACCCTAAAATACGTTATCGCTTACGATAATCATACTCTAATGTGGTTATCGTAAGCGATAATTATTCAGAAACCGTGTTATCGCACGTATAACTCAAAAATTAAGGCGTTCTCACGGCGAAAGTACACATAGTATAGTAAAAGAAAATAGAGTACAGTAAAATAGAGATAATCCTATATCAGGATTATTAGAAAAAAAGACTACTAACGTAGTCTAAAAAAAGACCCTTACGGGTCAGGCGAACACGCCTCCAATCTTTGGGTTGGGGAATAACGCCTGACACACTTAGTGGGGGCGTTAAACGGAAAAAGACAATGGCAAAGAAACAGTACAAAATCAGAGCGAGGCTCGTGTTCAACGGGCAGGTCATGGTATCGGCGCACAGCCGACAGGAAGCAGAGGCGATAGTCGAGAAAGGCATCGCCGGGCAGCTCGGCAAGTTCGAGGTTCAACCGACAGCCGAGGACGACATCAAGGATTGGGATTTCTCTCTGAAAGGGGAGGTAGTTGTCAACCGAAAACAGGAGGGAGGCGACTGATGGGCACAAAGAATTGGTTTTACCGTGTTGAGTTCAAAGAGCCGCCAATAGAGGGCGACGAGCGGACGGAGTTCTATTTTTCAAGCCTCGCTGCCATTTATGAGCAGTTCGCCCCGGAACAGGTCGGGTGCAAGGTCTCCCGGCTGTGGAACATCGGAGTATCGGACGGCGTTCCTTACAGTGGGCGCAGATGTACGATAACAAAAGAGCAGATCCAGCGGAAGACACAGAATAAAGCCCCGACAACGGGCGATAATTCGAAGGATAATAACTTACACGAGTGCGAAAAGTAAAGCCGAAATACGGCGAATTTGAGGAAAATAACTAAGTTTGTATGCGATATGAAAAAGATACCGAAGATAATTTTGGACGAAGCCGAAAGACAGGGGCTTGATAGAATGGCTGCGTATCTGTGCGATGTTGATGGTCGTGCGATATACAGCTTGGGTGTGGAGAGCAGGGAGCGTTGGTTTCCTTGCCCTCCCGACGCTCCCGTGTTGGTTTCGCTGAAAGACGGAGAGATTGAGCCTTTCGACGACTTGGGCTTAATCGCCGGACTTCTTGAAACGAGTTGAGAATACGGGATTTATCAGCTTGTCGTCGATACGCAAGACACCGATAGAGCCGGGCTTCATTTGGTCGATATAATCGAAGTCCTGCCAACTGCCACGGCGACCTGATTGTGGGTCAAACCATAACAGGTTGCCGTCTTTTTGTCGTTCGACGATGAATACATGTGCGTCGCCCTTTCTCCATGCGCAGTAAACCTCGTAACGCCCCTGTTTCGCTGTTTTGTCCTCGATGAATTTCAGCTTAGCAAGCCCGGTGTCCTTTATCCCTGCCGACCACTCATAGTCAGCCCTCTTGCCGTCCGCTGTCAGGAAGCGGTCACGCCAATCCACTTTCTTGCTCACGCAGAAACGGCTGAAAGTCCTGTAACGCTTGTACCCTTTCAGCACGGGATTGGGCGTTGCTTGCAGGTCGAACCCACGGCGGCGAAGCTCGTAGGTCATCGTGCAGGTTTGGCAGTTGTGCCGATAACCCAACTTTACGGCATCGTCGATAGAATAGTTCGGGTTGCATTTGCTTCCGTCTGCTTCCGTGAAGTTCATTATCTTGCCTTGCAGGACAGGAAGCACCGCCGCCAATTCCCGGTTGTTCTGTGTTATGGCGGCAGAGAACCCGGCGTGCTTTTTGTTGTAATCCATAGCCTTTGCATATTCCTCGTGCGTGTCGTATGGCATTCTCATCGCATAGAGCTTTGAATAGCCTTTGGGCAGGTATTTAGGGTTGTCCTTGATGAAGTACGGCACGGAATAACTGCGCTTCGCCCGTTCCTCGTTGTCTTTGAGCCACTGCTTGAAGCCGCCCGGCACATCATCGACCCGGTTCACGCTATTGCCGTCAAGAGGCTCTCCGTCCAATATGCGCCGTGTGTCCTCGGCTATCTCATCGTCCGTTTTCAGTATCGTGACAGCCCGGCAGCGGCAGTGTGGGTGCCAGCCTGTAAACTTGAAGTCCTTTGGGTAACGTCCTTTCAGCTTGTCGCAGATGTCGGTAAACGGCATACCGTTTAGCGTGTGGTTGTTCGACAGTTTGATTTCAATGCCGACAACGAAGTCAAGCTGTTGCCAACGCTCATAGTCGGCTGTCATATAGGCGATGTTGGTTTCAGTGGCGGCAAGCCTCCGTGCGTTCTTGTACGAACTTCTGTACACACCACGTCCGGGGTGGAACGCTGCCGCACGTTTGGATAGTTGCAATTCCCCGTGTTCGTCCCTGACACGCCGGAAGAGCTTGTCGGGATATTTCAGGTATTGCCGGAGTTCCTGCGACATGTCGTCCGCCGAAAGTCCGTTGCGTATGCCTACATCCAAGCCGAGTTCGATTTCAGCCTTGAATTGTTCGGTGTACCGCCATACCCTGTCGGAAAGATTCAGCCCGTTTACCTTGCGCTTCTCGAAAGCCTCCCGTGCGCTGTCATTGGTGCTAAAATAACGACGGTACTGTGCCTGTGTCAGCTTGCCGACGTTATCCCCGAACACCTGCCGGGCGAGTTCGCTGTTCTTGTTGTTGGCAAGCGTCCATTCAGACCTTATCCCGTTGATTATAATTGACGACAAGCCGTATTGGAGCTTCTGTAACAGCTTTTCAACCCGTTTCCTTATTGCAGGGTAGTCGTCAAAAGAAAACAGCTTGTCGGGCTTGAAATCGGGCAAAGACACGCCTATCGCCACAGCCTGTGTGATGATTTGGCGATAGAGCCTGTCTATTTCCCGGTCGTATGCCGACTGGTTGCTCAGGTGTTGTCGGTCGTACTTATTCGTTGCCATTGTCTGCGTCCTCCCGTTTCAAGAAATGTTCGCATTGTGGGTCGGATAGGAAACGGCAGTATTTTCCCTCTTTGTAGAATGGGCAATGACACAGAATGAAATGCCCGTCAAGAGCCTTGCTGCACCAGTCGTAGCTGTGTTTGCAGTGGCGGCACTCATATTGGGGCTTATCCTGCTGCCGTTTTCCTCTCGGTGTTGTCATTCTCCGTGCCATAGCCTGTTATTCTGTGAGTTCAAATGCGTCCCGTTTATCCTCCTCGGCAATCTCCTGCAAGGTTTTATCCACGTCGTCACTATGCCCGAACATCTCGATGGATTCACGCTGTGACATGAGCGGTTTCCCTCCGTTCGCCGCCTGGAGGTTGTTTATCGTGTCCTTTTCGTCCGTGATGGCGAAAGGCGTTATCACGGTCTCGACTTTCAATGCGTCAATATCTGCCGCATAGCCGTCCCCGAGCATTATCTTGGCAAACGCCTTGACGACGTTCATTTCACGGTCAAAGAACTCAATGAGCCGTCCGCTCTCGTCCTTGACTTTCAGTTGTGCGTCGATGAACATCTGCTTACGGCTTTCCCCGGACAGGGCTTGCTGCGACATCTTCTCGTAAGACCAGTCTGGCAGTTGGAGTTGGGTAAAGAACAGGCTGCGGAGCTGTTCGACATAGAATTTCAGGTTCTCGACCGCCTGTTGCCATGTCACGTATTCAGCCCGTCCGTTGCTTGGGTATTGCATGACGGTCTTGAACTCCCTGTTTTCGTTTTTCTCGTCGCCATAGCTGATAGCTTCGTCGGCAAACACGATGAACACGGGCTTTGAGTTCTTGCGCAGGTAGTTCCCGTTGCGGCTCAACGCCCATTCGATTTCGTAAACCGTTTTTGAGGTGTCCTCCCATATCGGGGTCGGTCGCCACGCATAGACGCAGGGTATCTTTCCGAGCGTGATGTCCTCGTTCTCAACCTCCGCCCATTCGCCCTGCTCGTCGCTCCACTTGATGTGCTTCTTGTCCGTGTACATGTCGAAGTAATGCACGAGCTTCCTGCCTTTCTTCCGGGTGTAGCCAACGGACATGGCTATCATGTCGCCGTATTCGTCAAACAGGGGATAAAGCTCGTCGCCGAGCATAGGCGTGAAGTTCCGGCAGCGAAGTTTCAATGGACTGTTTAACCCGTACAGGGCGTTCCGTTCATCGATGGCGTACCACAGCGTCAGCACCTCGCACCCGGCGAAAAGCATGTTGCACCGCTCGTTGTTCACGCTGTCGATGCGGTTACGCTCGTAGATACTCTCAATGAATGCCGCTACTTCCTTTTGGCGTTCATTTTCCGGCTTGTAAACACGCTTCACGGGTATGCCTGTAACAAGCTCCGTCATGCGCTTTACGGCGAGGCGTTGCAGGTCGCAGGTTATACGGGTTACATACTCGATACCCTCGTCCGTCACGATGTCAGGGTATTTAGCCTTGTTCATTACAGGGTGCTTGCGTGGGTCAAATTCCTGCACCAAACCGAAGCGACCCGACCATGCCGGGACGCATATCGTCTTTTCTTTCAATGCCGTAATCTTCTGTTCGGCTGTACTTTCGGAGTTCAAAATCTCTTCGATGGTCATAGCTGGAATATTTTTATCGGTTTCTTGTATATAATTTTTCTTGATTTCTGTATTTTCTTCATCAGCCTATACGCCTTGCGAGCCTTTCAAGGTCTATCGGTTGTCTGTTGCGTATCGGATAGAACGTGTTGGCGAGTGCGTCGAACTTGTCGGGGCTTCGACCTATACGCTGTTTGATGTCCTCTTTCGGTTCTATGAATATGCTGCCGTTGGACTTGAAGTCAAAGCGTATCGAGGTGGCTTCCTCGTCGAACTGTGCGTCAGGCGGAAGCATCGCCCCCGTGTTGTTTCGTGGGTTGAGCCAGTCCCGGATGCACCAAAACAGGTAGGCTCGCATATTCAGGAACTTGTACTGCCCTGTAATATCCGTAAGGTCACGACCGCTACGGGCTTTGGCAGCTTCGCTGTACTTGCAGCTTATGATGAATTGCGCCTTGTCAAGCTCAATGCAGCGGCTGTAAACCCCTGCGCCCTCGCCGATGGTGTCAATGCTTACATACGCCTCAATCTGCCTGCGTCGATAGGCGGCTATCTTCCCGGCAATGCCCATGTGGTCTGCCGCTCCGCCGCTGTTATGGGTTTGGAACGGTGCGACCCATGCGCCCTTGCGCTCGCAGAAACAGGTGTTGTCACGTCCCATTCCTGCCACATCCACGCCGAGGATACGGGTGTCGTTGCCGAGTGGTTCCCGTCCGTTAGCCTGTTTCCAACGCTCGTGCGCCAACTCAAGCCACTGCTCCGGGATAAGCACGTCGTCGGCGACTTTCGGGAACTTGCCGAGGACTTTCTTGCGGAAGTAGTCCTCCGGGCGATACCAACGACCCTCAAACTCGAAGTCGTCCATTTCAACGAGTACTTCGCTCTTGTCAATGGGCGTACACCAGTTTTCGACCTTATCCACGACCCACTCGTAATCGACCTGCCCCGGTATGACTATTCGCTTCTCCACCACGTTTGGTGCCGTGAGGTTGTTAAGGCTGAACCGTGTCCAGCGGTCTCCCTTTTGGCTCTTTGCCGCATAGCCTATTGTAGTGTTGGGGTTGAACACGAGCAGTATGCGGCTGTCGCCTTGCAGGTTTCCCTCTATGGCGGCAAAGGTGTCGTCGCCTATACCTGTCGCCTCCGTCACGACAAACATCGTGTGTACGGCGTGGAAACCCGACCATGCTTCGTGGTTATGCTCGTCTGCCTTGAAGCCCGTCAAGAACCATTCGGCATAGTCCGTTCTGATGTCGGCGGTCGTCAATCGTCCGGGCAGCAGTATGCCTCTTGCTTTCGCCCGGTTGTACAGGCGGCTTATTTCAGGCATCATAATGTTCTTTACCTGCCTGTCGGTCGGTCCTGTCAAAGCGACTTTCGTGTTTTCGGCAAGCTCCACTTCGCCGTTGGCGTTGCGCCTCCATCGGGGCGTAAGGTACAGGAATGACATAGCGGCACAGGCTGCGACAAAATCCTTTCCACGTGCCGTCCCGGAAGCCACAGAGGTACGCCTGTTGTGCTGTACGCTTGACAGGATAGCCTGCTGCTCTTTGTCAAGGTACACGCCAAAGGCTTCATGCACGAACTTGTTCCAATCCGCACGCCAAGCGTCTATCAGACCAAGACCTTTTTGCCGTATGATGTCTTTCCGTTTCTTCATTGCTTGATTTTTGACCGTTTATTTGGCTTCTGCCGCCTTTTCTTTCGTGATATAATAACTTGCCCGTCGGAAGCGAAACAAAGCGTCTGTGGGGCTGAAAATAGCCTCATTCGCCGCCTTGTTGTTCCGCTTCATCCAACATCCCGCTCTCGATAAGGAACGAGGCGAACGACATACCGCCCTGTATGTCCTTTTTCTCCGGGGCATACAAGCCGAGCAGCTTGCGCCGTTCTGCGAGCTGCATGCGGATTTCGGATATGTATGACGGGTCGCCAAGCCTGATTACCTCCGTTTCCGTCCGCTCTGTCTGATAGGTGCGTATGGAGGTCTGCCCTGTTTCGTTGTCACGGGCAGGAGAGCCTTTCTGCTTCCGGGCTGTTTTCGTGTAGTCCGTCTTTGACTTCTCCCATTGTTCCCACAATTCCCGGACGGTATCGTCAATGCGTTCCAATTCAAGCTGCAGGGCTGCGTCCATATCCTCGATACGATTCTCGCGCCATTCTTCGAGCAAGCTTTGAATGTCGCTGTGGCAGGTCGCTATTGAGTAGGTTTTCAAGGCGAGCCGCTTCATCACTTCGGACTGTATCTTGCGTATGCTGTAGCCACGTTTGTAAAGCGTCGCCACGATTTCAAGCCGTGCGAGCTTTACTTGTTGCCTTTTCTTATCTTGTGGTTTGCTCATATCGTCGTCAATGTTTCAAACTGTCCAAATAGATAATCTTGTCGTAGTTCTCTTTCGTCATATAAGCGGTCAAGTCGCCGTCGTTATGGTCGTAGTAGTCGCAGATGCGCTGCGCTTCCTCCGTGCCGAAAATGAGGTCAAGCGATGCCCGGAACACCCTGTAAGCATAATCCCCGTCGCCGTGGCACTTCATCATGCTGTACCTGTTCCTGATGATTAGGGTGTTCGCTTTGTTGAGCGTAAATGGAGAGGCGATGCACCCGAAAGGCTTGTCAGGCGTGAAATGTATCCGGCACAGACCGTCGGGCGATATGTGGGGACATTTGTGTGTCTTCTGGCTTGCACACAGCTTGCCGTCCTTAACGGTATATCCGAGTTCCTTTTGCCGCTCCGCTTCTTCGGGCAGCAGGGATATTAACACTTTGTCAGAACCGGTGCAGCAGCTTCCGTGACATACGTTCCTGATGTAGTCCTCGGAGCAGCGGAACTTATGCTTTATCTATTTGCCGCTTATCTTGACCCTTACCATTCCGTCCTTGACGGGTGGTTCGTCTGCCTGTTCCGCTGCCGGATCGTGCGGACAGCCCTCCGCAGGTGTTTCGCTTTCGCAGTCCTGCTCGAAGCGTGAAAGCTCGTCCTCCGTAAACTCTATCTTCTTGAAGTGCTTGGGTATGTCCTTTGCCTTGCCTTTGTAGAACACGAGGATATTTTGGTGCATCTTGGCGACCTTTCGGCTATCCATGTACCGTGATGCCCGTAAAGCCGTGCTTGCGCCCGTTTCAATAAGTATAAGCTCGTTATACAGGAGCATTCCGTTGTCGCAGAATATCCGCTTGACATCATCGACAAAATTGTAGTATCCGCCTGTTTTCTTATTGCGAACATCTCCCACGACGATAACGGCAAAGCGGTTTTCTTTCAGGCAGGTTATCGCCTTTGAGAAAGCGTTGCGCAGTATGCCGATAAAGCCCTCGTAGGTATCTTGGTTGCTTGCGTCGTTTTCCTTGTCGCTGTACACCTCCAAATCATAGTACGGTGGGCAGCTGAAAAGCATATCTTGGCTGTCGGGACTGAAATGTTCAGCCACGTTCTGACCGTCGTCGCAGATGTACCGTATCGGCAAGTCGCGCCCCTCGATTACACGGTTGTTTATATCGACCTGCTCCTGCCTTAACTCTATGCCCGTGAAATTGTGTCCGCACATTCCGAATACAAGCCCCTTTTGGGTATCTCCGGCGAAGCAGTCGAATATCGTCGAACCGTCGCCCGGCGTAAACCACTTGCAGCAGATTTCCGACAGCACGGGGTCGAACAGTGAAACGCCCTGTGACAGCACCTTTTTCGCCTCACGCTCTTTCACTTCGTCCGGCACGTACTTGTCGAGGTATTCTTTGAACGACAGACCGAGTTCCTCCCGGTGCTGACGGGTTTTCTGATACAGGTCTTTGTACTTGATTTCGGGCGACTGTATCAGCGTGTCGCTCCGGCTCTCGCCCATATCCCCGATAAGCTCACGCCACATCTTTTTCCGGGCTTGCCAATAGCCTTTCCGGGTGTCGAGGATAGAGAACGGGGGAACGACAAAGCGGTCGTTAAGGGTGGTTTTTGCTTTGCTTCCTCCCTGCATCTCTCCGCCGCCGGAGCTTTCCCCGGCACCGTCCTCCTGCCATACATCCACGCCCCAATCCACGAGGTCGTCGTTGTCCCACTCGTTGGCGAGGGCATCCATGTCCCACTCACCGAAGCCGACGTTATCCTTGATGATGAACTCCCGTTGCTCTGCGTCCGTCAATTCGGAAGCCTTTATAACAGGTGCGGTCGGCTTGTCTTTCCACCGCAGCCAATACTCAACGAGGTTGTCCTGTTCCGCCTGTGTCTTTTTCTGAAAGTCACGTATGCCGGAAAGCCTTTCCCTCAATTCGTCCTCCGACATGTCGGCTATGGCTGACAACGCCCGGTAACGCATATTGCCTCCGAGGGCAACCATCGTGTTATCCACGACGATAGGTCGTAGGTCGAGCATCTTCGGCAGGGCGAGCAGGGAGTTTATCAGTTTCTCGAATTTGTCGTTCTTGATAATTCGAGGGTTCGCAGCGTTCAGTTCTATCTGCGACAGGTTTACCAGTTCTGTTTTCATAATTCCCAAGGTTTATCGTTCTGAAATTCCCCGAACAGCCCCCAACGGCACATAGAGGAGTAAATGGGCGTGTCGAGCTTGAATGCCCGGCGCAGCTCTGTCGGGTCGATAGTCTGTGTGCCCTCGCACAAGACATTGCCGACAGCGTCGCAAACGGAAACATCTACTTCCTGCTTTCCTATGCAACAGGCGAGGGAAGTGTATACGTCGCATCCGTATTCTTCTGCGTACTGCCTTGCCAGCTTCCGGGCGTAAAGGTTCAGCGTGAGGTCAGCCTTGCTTCCGTCTTTGGTCCATGGCGAACCGCCACCGATACGGCAAGCACCTCCGTAGAAATCAACTGCGAGCTTACGCCCTGTCGTTCCACAGTCCGCTATCGGGCTGTGCTGCACGTACCGCCCTGTCCCGTTGATGATGATTTCACATCCGTCACTGGCTATTCCCCCGGCATGGGCTACCCCAAGCATGTAGTATCGCACAGGCTTCTCGTCTGTACCGTCCAACAACGGGATAGCGACGATAAGTTTCTTTATCTTCCCGTCGTCGGTAATGACCTGCGCTTTGATATCAAGCCCTCCGATGCCCGAATCGAACAGGTGCTTGCAGATGCGCTTGGCTATGGTATGCTCGTATGGCATACGGCATGTGGAACGGTCGGGGGAGGCGTACCCGAAGAAGATGCCTTGGTCACCCCAACCCGGAAGCCCTTGTGCGATGTCGGGCGACTGTTGGCTGATAAGCGTTGAAACATTGAGCATATCTCCGCAGATGGTGTTCTCTGCGCCCCACCTCTGCTGATACTCCCGTGTGTAGCCGATTTCATTCACGGCATCACGGACGAAGCCTGCAATATCCTGTGAGGAGAAATGGTGTTTGCTCGATACTTCTCCGCCAAGTGTTACTTGATGCCCTTTGATTTGAACCTCGACCGCATACCTTGTTTGTGGGTCGTGTTCGATGTATCGGTCTAACAAGTACTGCGAAATGTAATCCGCCACCTTGTCAGGGTGTCCGAGTGATACGTACTCTGAAAATTTAATCATGGTCGTTACTGTTTGATTGTTAATTGCACAAAAGTAGCCAAAATGATTATAATATAATCACATTAAGGCAAAAAAGGGGCTTTTTCAGGGTTATTTAGCCCTAAAATCGCAGCTTTTATGAGATTTATGGTCGATAGCTTGTAAAGTTCGTCAGGCGTTGTCCTGAACACCCTCCAGCCCATGAGCGTGGCGGTGTTGTACTTCTCGATGTCACCAAGGAAGCCTTTCGGGGAGGTGTGCCGTCCGCCCGTCCATACGCCGCCCTCAACCTCCAACGCTATCTTATGCTCCGGGATGGCGTAATCAAACCTCCAACGCCGGGTAGGGTGGAACTTGTACTCTTTGACGCACTCCACCTTTAAGTCTGTCCGGCAGATTGTGGTAAATACGTCCCTAATTTGATACGAATTCCCCGTCTGTCGGCTTTTCTTTGTTTTCGTGTTAGGTTGCCTGTTCATTGTAAGAAAGTTTGAATTTGGGGCGCATTCAACGCCAAGACGACAGAACGGGGATTGCTCCCCGAACTGCCCTCTCGTGCGCTCCCGGTTGATACTCTAAAACGGCAGGTCGTCATCGTCCACAACCACCGCCGAGGTGTCTATGGGTTTCGGGCTTGCCTTAATCTCGTGCATACCTCCGAGGATGGGTGTACTGTTGCGCTCTTCCTCGGTCATTGCGTCGTACTGTTCTTTCGGGAGCGACACCTTGACGCAGTGTGTGTCGTTGTACCGGGCTTCCCTCATTTCGATAGCCGTCATATTCAGATAACAGCCCTTTTCGCCGAGGAACATTCCGCTGTCCTCTATCGGGATAATCAGGCAGCGTTTCACTGCGCCCGTCCGCCCTTTCAGGTCTTTCACAAACGCTCCCTTAACTTTCAGGAGGTCTGCCTTGATGCTGTAATTTGCCATTTTTTGTCGCTTTAATCGGTTGAAAATACGGTTTGTTAATAAAAGTTCGGAACATTTGCGTTCAACGGTTTACCGCCCTGTCAATGGGGTTTCCGCCTCCTTTTCGGGTTGCTCCGTACCCGGTGCCAATAGGGTTTCCGGGTGCAGGGTTTCTGTGCGTGAAGCCTCTCCCGGTAGGGTGGGTACGTGCGCCGTTTCCCCTTAGCCGGGTGTACCATAAACTCTTTAAGACGTTCCACCACGTTTGTTATCGCAAAGTCCTCCGCCATGTCCTTTTGCATTTAGGCTATTGCCTCCAAACATTCTTTTACAGCCTGTTTCAGCCTGTCGCCAACCTGTTGGAGTGTATTGTTTAAGCTGCTATCATTCATTGCCCTGTCCTCCTGTTTGGTTGTCCCGTTCTTCGTAGTCTATGTAAATATCCTCTACCGTCCCGGTTTCCGAGCGGTGGAAGCGTATGCGGCTGATAAGTATGCCGCCCTGTTCAAACTGCTTGTTGGCAGCGGAGAGGAAGCTGCGGATTTCCTCAATGGTTATCGTCCGTTCCATAATTACCTCCTTTCAATAATTCGGGGTTGTCGTAGATGTTTCCGATAACCTCTATTTGTTCAGGGTAATCGTCATTGACGGTGCTATACAGCGACCAATCGCTTTCTCCTGCCGGATGATTGACATAGACAACATCGTAACAATAACCTCGGACACCGCCTTTTACCCAACCGATAACTTTACCTTTAGCCCCAAGAATATCTCCGTCGTAAATCCCATTGCCTTTGCAATCATACAGTTCTGTAAACTGACCGACCGTTTCGGGGTCTGTGAAAAATCCTGCTGTTCCCGGTTCGTGGATATAACAGGCATCGCCAACCTGCATGAGGTTTCCATAATGCCATTCTCCTGTGTGTAGGCTTTTGCCTCTGAATTTTATTTCTCTGTTCATTTTTCTTTATGTCTTGTAAGTTTTCTAATAATCCGATTTAGGCAAGCATTTTCGCTTTCGAGGTCTTTAATCTCTTGGCGCAAAGCCTTTACCGTCTTGTTATATTGTTCACGCTCAAACTGCGGAAAGGAAATATCGTTCCGGCAGGTGCAATCCTCCATATCGCCTGAAACAGCGACAGCCATGCAGCCGGGTATCAATACCTTTTCGCCCTGTTCCGTGTAGATGTAGTGGCATTTCATAACTCTATCAGAATAGGGTTAATTGGCGTGGCTCTCCTTTGTGCCGTTCCATTGTCCGGGCATATCGTTGGCATTTATCCCGGTAGGGACAATTCCCCGATTTTGCCTGTGTGAACTTCTCATGCCAAGCATCCCAGTTCTCAAAGCCTTTGGTCTCTTCATCGTTATGCAAAAAGTTTATCAAGTCAAAACACATGAAAGTTTTACTATCTAACTTAGCATCATGAAGTTCAACAAGCCCGTTACTCTGCGGTCTGCTCATCTTGGCCTCCTTTCTTCAATTCTGCAATGAGTGCATCTGCGAACATAACAGCATATTTTGCCTGTTCGTCAGGATTACCCATATAGACATTGCTACAAGAATTGCTAAGAAATGCAGCAATCATTTCTTTCGCTATCTCATACCTCCTTTGGTTCCAATCTATGTTGTTAGTCTCCAAAAACTCTAACTATCTTTCTTTGAACTCGCGAAAACGCCCACTGCAAAGTTTACCCAACCATGCGTCAAGTTCGCCCTCCCAATGGACATCAACTACCTCGCCTGTGTCTTTAATTCTTGCTTTCATATCATTTTTCTGTTATATGGTTAAAACGGACAGTCCTCATCGGTGGGCATCGGCAGATCGTCGTAACTGTCCCAATCGAACTTTGCCGCTTCCGCTGCGTCCTGTAACCGTCGTTTTTCTTCTTCAATTAAATGGTTGCTGTTATCCCAAACAGGCTCTTGCCCGTTGGTATAGGGCGTGTACCGCCCGTTGTTCAGGTTGTATTTGAACAGTGCCGTTCCGCACTCTCCGAGGTGTCTGAACTTCACCTTTTGCACGTGTACTTCCACCGTGTTTTCAATTCGGTTGCGGTGTACCACGATACCGAAGTCTGCTTTGTTGTTGAAATTCGCCGAGCCGCTGATGTCGTACAGCGTCGGTGCTTCGATTACTCCGTCCTTGTTCTTGGGCATCTTCGTCGGGTGCGCCATAAGGATTATCAGCACGTCGTTCAATTGTGCGAAGTTTGTCAGCTTGTCAAGCAGCCGGGATATGTACTTTGTTTCGTTCTGCCCCTCGCTCTCGTCTTCAAGCCTGTTGTACGGGTCGATTACAAGAGCCTTTATACCACGCCGCCGGACGAGGAATTTCGCCCGTTCAAGTATCGTGTCAAGCCTGTAATCGTTGTGGGGAGCGATAAAGAAGAAGTCCGTTTCGAGGTGTTCTTTGACCTGTTTGTACTCCCCGAAAGTGAGGTGCTGCTTGTCGAACTTCTTGCCTGTGAACTTCTCTATCAGCTTCGAGGCGTGGTAGGCGAGTGGTGCGTTTTCCGGGCTGAAATAAGCGAAACGCCAACCGTACCGCATATTCAGACGCTCGGCTATCTCGTCGATAAACTCCGACTTTCCGCTGCCCGGTATGCCTGTTACCACGCAGAGGCGTTTCGTTTCAAAGGATAACAGGCGGTCGAAATTCTCATGTCCTATCGTCACTCCTTTCTGCATTCCGTACTCGAATAAAGCGTCAAGCGACTGCTCGAAGTCTGACACAGTGAAAATGCCCTCAATCTTTATCTCCGGGGCGTTGGCGAGGCATTGCAACAGGCTGTTCCGTCCAAACTTCATCAGGTGTTCGTTGGCATCCTTGCAACCCTCCCCGTATTCAAGAACTCGGCAGCGTTCCGCTCCGAAACGTCGTATCAGCTCGTCCCGGAGCATAACGCCCTTTGTGTCGGTGTCGGAGGCTATGAAAATCGTGTCCTTGTCGTCGAAATAGTCCTCTATGTAGTCGTCAAGGTAGTCGAGGTTGGCGTTTGCACCGTTGGGTACGCTTACAACGTCGTGTCGTCCGCACTCATAGAACGACAGGGCATCCATTTCGCCCTCCGTGATGATGCACTCCTTGCAGCCTTTGATAGCGTCGATGTTGTACGGCAGGAGTTCCGCCCCCGACACGAGCTTGAAACACTTGTCGCCCGTTCGGTATTTCGTGTTCACGAGTTCCCCGTTGTGGTAGTAGTTGAACTGCACCGTGTTCGCCTGTCCGTTCTTCTGTGGCATCCACTCGCTGCCCTCCGTGATTTTCATCGCTTCGACCGTAGCCCGGCTTATCCCTCGCCCGGCGAACCATGCGAGAGCCTTGTCGGACAGCGTTGCGTTGCCTGTGTGCGTCGGTTTCTTGTACACGGGCTTCTGCCGCCGTATGGGTGCGTTGTTAAACCACGGCTGGCGTTCCATCCACCTGCGCTTCTCCTGTTCGTCCGGCTCTTTTGCGCAACCGCTGAAACCGCAGTAGTGACATTTGAACATACCCGTCGACAGGTCAACGGAAAGGCTCTTGTCACGCTTGTCGTGGCGTTGGTCACGGCATTGCGGACAATGCACCTTCACGTTGCCTGATGTACGCCCGTAGGGTATCTTTATCCCGTATTTCTCCCAATTCATCATAACAGAACCCATTTAGCCGTTGCACTATCCCAAGCGTGTTTGTCGCTCGGTCTTGGCGGTGCGTCCTGCGGTATGGTAGCCTTTCCCGAACCGTATGTACGCCGTCCTGTCTCTTTGTCGATGTATTCGCCGACACCGAGTTTCGCCCGGCTGTCATCAGCCTGTGTCTGCGCCGTTCCCCGTTTGTTGTCATAGTTGCCCTCCATGACCTTGATGCTGTTTCCGCTGTTGCTGAACAGCCAATCGAACGTCGCCACCCACTGATGGCTGTTACTGCCTTTGAGGAAGTCGCTCGCCTGTATGCGCCGGAAGATGTCCTCTGCCGTCTGCATCCACACGTCAGGCGTTTTGCCCCACTCGTCGCAGCGGCATTTGATTTTCTGCCTCCTCGCCTCGCTCAACTTCTGCACCTTGGGCAGAGAAACGCAGACAGAGTTCCACAGGTCGGCGATACCCTGATAAGGGTATTGTATATTCTTCTTTTCTCTATTTTCTTTTTGTTTACTCTCTTTTTCTCTATTATTGTTTACTATACTATGGGGGTTATCGCCGTGATAACTATCATTATCTGATGTTTCCGCTTCGTTATCCCCGTTTTTATATTGTTGTCGCCTGTTTATGAGGCGAGCGAGGCGTTCCCTGTCCCGTTTGCGTTTCTCCATGAGAGAGGCAAAACGGCGTTGGTGCGCCTCGCTGTACAGGTGTTGGTCGTCGGTCATTTGGAGAAGCCCTACCTTGCAGCAGTAGTCCACGATTTCCTCCAAAAGCTCGACAGGCACGTCAAAATCCGCTGCGAGCAGTTCCCGGTTCAATTCGTTGTAATCTATCTCAAAATACTCCCCGTCCGTGAGGGATTCAAGGATAAAGCACCACACGGCATACCCCGTATGCTGGAACTTGCGGCGCAGGGCTTTGACCTTTACGTCGTTCCGCATGTCAGCGTCATGGCTGAAATACTCTGCGTTGTTTTTTTGAGGTCGTGCCATAATCCGTTCAGTTAAAAGTTGCTATGATTGATTTCCGCAGTTTCTCGTTCCGGGCGTTCCACTCGAAAGCCCGTATCATCCACTGCCTGTATTGGAGCGGAATGTCGGCTATCCTGTTGCCCTTGTACTTCCCGAAAGGCATTATCTCGATGGGAGCGTCAGCCCGTGCGTCGATAGCCTGTGTGTCCTCTCGTGTGTACTTCCCTATGTCGTGTATGGGTATGCCGGAGAGAAGTCGTCCTCCCGTTCCGAACATCCGCCACATCTTACCCTGCTCGAACCTTATATCCTCGACACGCCCGAAACGGCTCACGTTTCCGCCGAGGTCTATTATCAAGGCATCCTCCTTGCTCTTATCAATACGGGTGGCTCGCCCGATAATCTGATAATACAGGGCTATGGAAGCCGTAGATATTCCGAGGACTATGCAATCTATCCCCGTGTAGTCAAAGCCCGTAGAAAGCACTCTTACGTTGAAAATAACCCGGATCTGCCCGGCTCTGAAACGGTCTATCACGTCCGCACGTTCCCGTTTGTCCATGTCGCCGTAAATCACGGCAGAGTTCTCATACCGTTCTGATAGGTCGATAGCGTCCTGTACGGAGGGAGCAAAGGCGAGTATGTGCTTCCGTTCCGGGTGGCGGTCGAGTGCGTCGATGATAGCCTGCGTGCCGCCGTTGGCTTCGTATGCCTGTTGTACGCTTTCCTCCGTGTATTCGGATTTTGAGGTGTTGAATACCAACAGGCTGTCGTCAAAGTCTGTTGTTTCATACTGCAGCTTGCTCCAATAGCCGAGGCGCACCATTTCCGACACCTGCCCGACATGGATAATCTCCTTGAAGAAGTTGCCCTTTTTGCTCCGGGAGGTCAGCATAACGAGCTTTGAGAACGTTCCGCCATCCCGGTCCCGATTCGTCTGCAGCTTTACAGGTGTGGCGGTTATGCCAAGGACATGGGTTATTCCGCTGTCTTTGAGGAAGCGTCCGAGCATACTGTCAGCCTCACGGGGGTAAAGGTGCGCCTCGTCGATGAGCATCTTCGTGAACCCGTACCGCTTGAATTCAGCCCCAAGGTTCTTTATAGAGCCTATCGTGGCGTATGTTATCTGTGCTATCTCCTTGCGCCCGAAACTCGCGCTGTAAATCCCGGCATTCGAGCCGAAATCTCCGCATAGGGTGCAATATTTCAGATAGTTCTGCTCCAACAACTCCTTTGAGGGTTGGAGGACTATCAGCTTGTCGTTGCTGTTCTTGGCTACGTATGCGGTCAGGATTGATTTGCCCCAAGCCGTAGGCAACACAATGAGGCTCGGTTTCGGCTTCGCCTCCTGAAAGAACCTTATCGCCTTTTCGATGGGTTCGGCTTGGTTTTCCCTGAGTGTTATCATATCGCTGTTATAAGGAAAAGCCCCGTACTTAGGGCTAACCACGCATAACAGCTCGCGTCGGAACGCCTTTCGGCTGCTCCACCCATATACAAGGCTTTTATTTTCTATGTAGTTTATACTGTTCATCTTTCGGTTATTGCAAATATAAAACGATTATATTATAATCACTTCAAATCCATAGGATTTTTTAACCGAGCAGTTAATTCTTCCTTTGAAAACGGCTGTTTCGCTTCCAATACCCGGTGCAGTTTCATCGCTAACCGCTTCGTGTTGTACGTCTTGTTGTCCGTCCCTTTCATATTCTCACACATAAGCTCAATGTAGCGAAGAATGTCATCCCGTTGCTTGTTTGATATGATTATCATCGTTTCTTGTTTTAGGTGTTATTTTAACAGGAAACGCCGTGCGCCCTGTGTCGGTATCGTGAACTCTCTCGCAAGATCGGGGTGTGCAGCCTGAAAAGCCTTTGCGTCAAACTTGTTGCTCGGCTTCGGGGCTTTCCATGTGGCGAGCGTCTGACCTCCATAGCTGATAGCCTCCGCATCTCCAAAAGCAACCTTTATTTTCTCCTCCAAGGCGACTTTCCTTTCTTCAAGCTCCGAGAGCTGCTCTTTAAGCCCTTTCAAGTCCTTGTAAGCCTCGAAGATGTCGTCGTTCACCTCTACAATCTTCCCGTCCGTGTGTCTGTTGTATTTCAGCAGAACATCTTGTACGGATTGAGCCGACGGCTCCTGCTTTCCGATGATGTTGTCCGTCCAAAACCTGTCAACTTCTTCAACGAGCCATGCGTAAAAGTCAGGAACAAACTCCATGTCCTTGTAGCCGAACTCCCGACCCGAACATAGCCAAGCGAGGCTTCCCTGTTCAAGTTCTGCGACACCGAGTTGGTATTGAACCTGACAGAACCAGTGCTTCGGCAGGTCGTCCTCGTCAATCTTCATCTGCGTGGTCTTGCATTCCAATATACCCTTGTTGGAGTTGTTCTTTGTCATACCTGAAAGCCAATAGGTGCGGTCGGGGCTTACTTGGAGATAGGGGCGTTCCTTGTTGGCTATAATCCAATCCCCGGCTGAACGCTTGATGATTTCCCGTCCCGTTTCATCGTGCCAAAACATGGCTACGGCATCTTCGAGATAGTGTCCGGCTTTCATCGCAAAGGTTTCATCCTTTGCAGGGTCAAGCCCTAACTTGCGTCTCCATAACTGATAGGGGGTTTCCCACGGGTTCAGTCCTACGATTGTGGGAACTTCGCTGCTTCCTATACCGTTCTTGCGGTGTTCGAGCCATTCTTCCCGGCTCTTTGGTCTGATAATTACGTTATTCATTTCGCTTTGTTATTTTGATTAAAATTCGTTTTTACGGGGCTTTCTTTCCCCGGATAGAGTGTCTACCATACAGGCGGTTATCGGCGGCGTACAAGGTTGAAATCAGCCCAAAGGTCGATAAACTGCTTGCCGCAGTAAACCGCTAACGCTTCGCTTTTCAAGCAAAGGCGAGAGCCGATGCTCGCACCCGTAGCCGAGGGGGCGCGATACGAGCGCGCACAGGCGAAGCCCGCATATCCTGTTTCATAATCGCCTGTGGATATGAGGTGTCGGTCTTGCTTCTCCTGTTCGTCCATATTATTGATTTCGTCCTGTGTGTAGAGCCAAAACCAAGGGTAATAACGCCATTCGTCCTCTGTAAATTTAGGTTTCCAACCCTCGTTCAATGCGGCGCAGATAATACGGAGCTTCATATATGCGATAACGTCAGGTTCAAATCCCAACTCCGCTCTGTCCTGAAGCCATTTGTCCGCTTCGATGTCAAGTTCCCGGCAAGCGTCATCAAAGGTTTTTACCCGTTCTGTCACGTCCTGTGGCTTGAATGTGTCTTTGCCAAACAATGCTTCGAGAACTTTCATTGTGCTGTCCGCACCTGCTTCACGTGCCGTCTCATAAGCGGCTAATACGTTTTCTTTCTTGACTTCCATATCGCTGTTACTTTTTGTTGGTTGATGATTTCTTGTTGTCTTTCTCTTCCTTGATTTCGCCCGTTTCAGGGTCAACATTTGCCGGAACAGCCGGAGCTGCGCCCGTAGCCTGTGCCATAGCTGCTGCCGCCTTTTCCTGCGCTGTGGTCGCTTTCTTAGCGGCTTCCTCCTGCGCTTTGGCTTCAATGGCTGGCTGTACGAATGTTTCCTGTACGGTGGTCGTTCCCTCCTTGATTGCATTCCATGTCGCCCGGAGTTCAAAGAGGCGTTCCTTGTCAATCTCCGCAACGGTCTTGATGCCGAGATATTGGCAAATCATGGCTTCCGTGACCCCGGCTTTTGCGAAGTTTGCCAAACAGTTCTTACGGGCTGTCTCAACGTCGATAGCCTGTCCGAGAGCAACCTGTTTCACGTTGTTGATGATTTTCTTCGTTACCGCCTTGGGGATAACCGTCAGAACAGCGTTACGGAAAGCGATAGAGGCTGCGGCGTTGCCTGTCACAACCTGCATGTCCTCGCTGTACGTCTTGCCGTATTTGTTGGTTATGCGGCGTTTCACTTCCTTGCTCACGGCAAAGTTCGTTTCAAGGTCGTGGCAGATAGCCTGTGCCGTTATCATACGTCCGTCGTTGCCGATGATGCGTGTCTGAACACGGAGGTTGCCCCAAGCCCCGGCGATGATTTCCGCCATACGGACTGAAAGCCCCTCGATGATGTTGTCGTTTCCGTTTGCGTCCTTTCGCCGGAGGACATAGAAACAATCCTCTGCCGTTTCCTTATCCATAGTGGCGTATGTCGCTATCTTGTTAAGACAGGCGGCAAGGTCACGTGGGTACTGCTTGGCGGTGGCTATCTGAATGTCAACCTCCGCACGGTCAATTGCTTGCAGCATTTCAGCTTGCTTTACTTCGATGATTTCGTTATTCATTTTGATTTGAATTTATTTGCCCTCTGACTGGTTCGGGCGTTCCGTTATTTGTTTCTTGTTGAGTGAGTACCGGGCAAATGTCACGGGCTTGCCTGTCACCCGGTTAATCCCTGTTTCCATCGTCTTTACGATGTCAAGCCCCTCACGGCGCAGATCGCTTATTCTTGACGCAAGGCGATAACAGCCGAAGTCCCTTAACGCTTCAAGCCCGGTTATGCTGCCTCCCTCCAAGAGCCGCTGCCGTATGAGCTGGTTGTGTGTTGATGCTTGTTTCATATCCGTTGTCATTTGTGGGTTGCTACATAAGTGCTTGCCTTGCCCTGTATCTCTCCGTCCGTGAGGATTTTCGTGTCAAGCATCCACGCCTCCAACTCGGCTTTCTTGAAATACAGCTTGCGCTGCTTCTTGAAATGCGGTATCTTCTTTCCGCTTGTCAGTCGGTAGATGTGTCCGACGCTTAACCCCGTGAACAGGGCAGCTTCATCAATGTTCAGAACAGTTTTTGACCCTATCAGGGTAAGTTCCGCTATGTGGTCGAGCTTGTTGCTCAAATCCTGTAATGTCGTATCTGCCATATCCTTTCGTTTTTAGATTTCATCGTCCTCGTCCAATTCTTCCGGTAGATACCCGGCTCTGTGCAGACGCTTCCCTACGTAGAAGCATATCAGGAGGCTTGCCATCGCAACAGCCTTAATCAGAAAGAACTCGCCGAACGGCATAGGGTCACGTGGGTCTTCCTCTCCGGCGAGGACAATAAACGAAAGGAAACCCCAAATGCCCAATATCCATAGCACAGCCCATTTTACGGCTTTGCTCCTTTGTGTTTTACTCTTCTCCATAGTACAGTTCCGTTATTTGTCTGATTAGATTCTTGTACTTTATCATAAGCCTTATCAGTCGGTTGTTCTCTCCGTTCAACCGCTTGTTGGCAAGTTCGAGAGCCTTGATGTACCGCTCGTCCGATTTTCCATTCCGGCACACCGTGATTTCAACGTCAGCCATCTCAGGCTGCAGGTCGTCGTCAAAGCAGCTTATCGTGGTTTGGCGCACCGTCTTTCGGGTTTTCTTCGTGGCTGTTTCCCCGTTCTGTTGTTGGGCTTTCCGTTCCCAATACGCCTCGACATACTTCTTGTTGTATTGGTATTTGAGCCTGTTCGCTTCCTTGCTTGCCATAGCTTACCCCTCCTGCATGTTTAGGCGTTCCTCAACCCGGCGGCGGATAACGTATATCGTGCCGATACTGTGGATGCCGTATTTTTTCATTAAGTGTTCTGCAACGAGTGTCTTGCTCTGTCCCTTGACGGACATAAGGTCGTTGTATTCGTTGTAGATTGCCAAGTCGCGAGCCTCTCGCTCCGTTTGGCAGGGTGTTTTGAATACTTTTGCTTCCATTCTTTCGCTTTTATTTTCAATTTTACTTATTGGTTTATTTCCGATTTCGGAAACAATTTCATAACTTTGTGCGGTTATAAAACCGTAACACGCTGCAAATATAAACAAAGTTTCGTTTTCATAAAAAGAAATCGAAATCAAATTGCTATTTTAACAATAATTAAAAGTGGAAATGACAGATATACAGCGCATTAAAAAGGTAATAAATTGGCTTATCTTCCAAGATGTAGCCGAGAACGAGCGAGATTTGTCGGAGAAGATGGGTTATACAAAGTCCTCATTTTCACAGATAACTAACGGAAAAGTGCCTTTGTCTGACAAGTTCGTGAAAAACCTTTGCTCGTTTGATGAAAATATAAACGAAGTTTGGGTAAAAGAGGGAACGGGAACGATGTTCAAGAATAACCCGAACAGTGAAAACGGAGTTACTATCCCGGAGAGTGCCTGGAACGTGATACAGAAACAGACCGAGAGCCTTGCCGCCCGTGACAGGCAGATTGACGAGCTTATCGGCATGCTGAAAGACCAGATTCAAGAGTACAAAAAAGCGGTTGCCCGGTTGGACGGCAATGCCGCCTCTGCCGCTGCCGTGTAGTCGGTTGCGGCGTATGGGAGAGGAAAGTGCCTAAATACTGACCATTTAACGATACGGATATGAACAGCAGATTACAGGAGATAATCAAATACAAGACGGGAGGGCGCAAGACCGCCTTTGCGGAGCTTATGGGCTGGACACCGCAGTATCTCGCCAAATTACTCAACGGAGAGAATTTCGGGTTGCAGCCTGTTTTGTCGATACTTGAAAAACTGCCGGAGATAAACGCCCGTTGGTTTTTGTTCGGGCAGGGCAGCATGTTGGAGATAGGCAAGATGTTCGACCTCCAGCGTGAAACGATGAACCATATACAGGAACTGCTCGACCTTGACAAGTACATACCTTATATGTCGCCGGAGGAACTTCATCAATTCGAGGAAGCCTTGACGACAGGCAAAAAGCCTGTTTTCAGCCCCGACACGCTTTCCAAATGGCAGGAACGGCTAAACGCCCGTGAGAGTGAGATAAACGCGAAATTCGCCGAAGCAAACAAAAAATCGGAGGAACT